TTGTCTTCGTAGTCAAGAATTCCAAGACCTTGTGAAAGAATCGCAGCAACGGCGTCAGGTTGGAGATCGGGAGCGGCATTAGCCTTAGAAAGTCCCTGAATCTCAGACGCAAGGACACGGCCACCGCCGACAGACTTGACGTCGTTAAAGATATTCGCCACAGCATTCTTGTTAAACTCTTGGAACGCGGCAGGATTAGCTGTAGCCGTATCTGGCACCGGAATTCCGACAGCCCGGAGACCTGCGACGAATTGTGCCTTCTGTTCTGCAAACGCACCGGGTTGAAACGTCTGCATAATCTGTTGAACCGCTTGGAGACGTTGTCGGGCTAATTGTCGGATCTGCATCTGATCCAACATCTTACCCTCATTATCTGCGATAGCCCCCTGCCGCTTTTCGTAAAACCCCGGCTGTTTAGCGATATTTGGATTCCCCTGAACAGCGGCATTCACAGGACCATCAGGAGGTGATCCGGCACCAATACCGATTGGTTGGGCGTCGGGGTTGTCCTTTGCAAGTCCGAGAAGCTGTGACTTCGGGACAAACTGGGTCGGTCCTCCGGGAACAGGTTGGACTTCTTTGAGGTCAAATCCAGCCTTTGCTGTTTCTTGTGCGGCCGTTTGAGCCCCAGCAGAGACTGCTTTCTGGGATATAAAAGCAGGATTAGGAACGACGTGACCACCAGCATCCCAGGCATACCCTTCAGGAACCTGTGTCTGAAGCTGTTGGAGTTTCATCCTAGAGGCTTCAGCAACCTGTTTGATTGGAGAGTATGCCCCGATCGAAGCAGTACGATACGCCTGACCAATAGTAGAATCCAATTGAGACGCCGTTTGAGTCATCTCGGGAGAGACTGCTAATTCAGAAGACGGACTTTGACCAGGACTTGCAGTCACGCCTTTAGCAGTCACTGTCGGGGTGGTGATACTAGAGGGCCCGGAAGAAGAAGCCTCCCCATTCCCTGGAAGATTATCAAGCATCCACTTGAGGTTGACTTGTTTAATCTGTGCGTCAGTCATCGCCCCCGAGGCTTGAGCATTCTTAAGGGCAGTCTCAGCAGCAACATTTCTCATGTTTGCAACAGACTGGATACCCTTGAGTCCCCCCTGACCGATATTCGTCAAGGCACTCATAGACGTTCCGCCCATGATCCCAAGACCAGAGGCAAGCATTAACTGACGGGTCTCTGGAGAGATATTCAGTCCGAGTAGACCAGTTCTTCCGGATGAAGGTGTAGGAGAATTCTCTGGGTACTGTGGAGTAGAAACCTGTTGGACATCAGTAGGCCCATTAGCGCCTGCCGGGCCGAGGACATTTGCGATCCCCTTACCGACGTTTCCAAGGCCAAGGAAGCCCCCTGAATCGGTGGTGGCTGTAGGAGTAGCGACAGGTCCTGTAGGACTGTCAGAGACGCCCCCAGCGACCTTCTGAACGTAGTCCTGCGTTTCCTTCGGAAGGTACGAGAGATAGCTCCCGCCATTCTTAGCAGCCATTCCGATAGCATGGTCTAACGCCCCAGGACCAGCATTGTAAGCTGCTGCGGCGCGATCAGGGGACCCAAATGTAGCAAGTTGCTTCTGATAGTAAACTTTACCGAGGGCAGCATTATACTGGGGGTCATTAGATAGTTTCTGCGGGTCCCAGGGGAGTCCAGCGAGTTGCGCAGCTTCTGGGCCGGTACTCGGAAGGACCTGTGCGATACCAACAGCTCCGGCCTTCGAGGTCACAGGAGTCCCGTCAGGTTTGAACTGATGGCCTCCACTCTCTGCCATAAGGATTTTACCAAATCCGGGAGCGGGGGTAGAACTCTGTGGCGTAGCAGCAGTCTGGGGGACATCACTAGAGGCCCCTGAGTATCCAACGGCATTCCCGTTAGACTGGACAGGAACAGGATTACCCTCAGCGTCAGAAGCTATATAACCCCCTTGAGGGGCGACAGGGGCAGCAGAGGCAACAGGGGCTGACGGGGCAACTCCCGAGGTAGAGGACTGAGGCGCTTCAAGCATTGAAACTTGATTATTGTAGGCAACGTTCTGATTCAATTCAGTCGCTAGAGGATCTTCTGGCGTTCCGGGTTGATCGGGGATCGAGGGGATAAGTCCGGTTCCACCGCCGGTATCAAAATGTTGTCGAACAAGACCGCCTTTGGCGAAACCCGCCCCGTAATCAGCAGCGGATAGCCCTTCGAGGGGGGATGAACCAGAGCCCCCGAAGGCATCCCCGGTTAACTGATTACCTCCACCATATGACGGAGTATACAACGCCCCTTGTAGGCCATTTCCGAGGGTCTGGACGGCCTTTGCAGTCCCCGCAATACTCTGCCCCTGCTGAGAGGCATTCATGGCTACAGAAGGGCTCTGAGAGCCTCCTGAGGGTATCGTATGTCCGATAGGCAAGGAAACCTGTGGAACGATCGATCCCCCACCAAGACCTTGTGGCCCTCCGGTAGCCGTGGGATTAAACACCGCTAACTCTTGTGGCTCTCGAAGACCTCCGGTGGGTCCCCCCATAGCTCTGTGAGGGACTTCGTCAGAGACTCTACCGCCTCGGTTCAGGAAGCTGGCTAGACCTAGGAGGCCACCAGCGATCTGACTTCCAGCGGAGGTTTGTGTGGTACTTTGTCCAGTAGTAGTCCCACCAGACTGTGATCCGATACCTTCAACGATATTAGCAAGCCACCCAGTTGTCTCGAAGGGATATGCCTGCTGTTGTAGGAACTGATTATAAGCGGCAGTGTCCTGAGCCTGCTGGGTCGTCTGCTGGAGCGTTCCTGCATTCGTTTGGGCATTAGCCTCATTGAGAGCCTCGGTCTGAGCCGTGTTCCCGAGGGCTCCAAGTTGCTGTCCTGCTGCAAGTTGTCTAGCCGCTGTGTTCTGGGACGCAGAGAGTCCAAGACCCTGTTGCTGCTGTGCCGTTGATAACGCCTGTGAGTAATTCTGGTTGTTGAGGTTCGCGAGTGTAGCATTATTAGCGATATCCTGCTGACCCGCGAGAGCAGCCTGGGCGATACCAGCACGGTCTCCACCAAAAGCTCCAGACGATATCGAGTTTCCCTGGAGGCCGGCAGACTGCTGTTGATTCTGGTTCTGAATCTCTGCTTCAGTGGCGTTAATAACGTCCGATTGATACGGAGATTCGTATTGCTGGATAGCACTCTGGTCGAGTGTAGTAGGATTAATACTCGAAGCAGATGCCCCGGTCAATCCCCCGGCAACAGCGTTATACCCGTTCTGGATGCCAGAAGCAGAGTTAACAGCACCGATACCAGTATTCTGTTGTGAGTTAATAGGGGAAACTAGCTCGCCGCCGTAAGCAGAATACGGAGTAGCCGCGACTCCTTTCGCCTGGTTCGTGACAGCCGTATAGTTCGCCATAACCTCGGGGGGAGGCGTATAGGAACTCGTCTGGTTCTGTTGGCTGCTCGGCTTAGAACCCATTCGGATTAACCTTCAATCTTGTTCGGACGATACGAAAACCAATGGCCACCTTCAGAGAAGTGCCTTTGATAGAGTCTCCGTTTGGCTTCTAGTTTAACGTCAGAGATAATACCAATCAAAAGCTCTAGTCCTGTCTCGTCTGCGCACTTCCTGGCAAAGAACAGAAGCTTCTTAGCAAAGTCAGATCTCCGAGAGTCAGGACGGACGAAGGCAAACTTCTCGTACAACTGGAACTCGTCAGAGTAATACACTGGCATGATTTCGAGGTAGACCACGGCTTTGATGTCGTCCGAAGGACCAATGACTCCGACTATAGCGTTGTCTTGGTTACATCCACGCCAGATAAACTCCTTAGAACGCTCTTCAGAGAACTTGTGTTGTCCGTTTTCCATATGGAGGAGACAACATATTCGAAACAACTCTTGGTAGTCGTCGGGTGTTGCTATGCGTATATTCGTTTCGATATCAGCAGAAGTCATTTAGTTCCATCTTTGACAGGAGGAGGGAGTTTCCTAAGATCTTTGATGTTTCTCTTACGGACTTCTTTAACGAAGTCGTCTAAAATAGCATGACCTCGTGAGAGATCCCCCATCCCGAGACGACGAACATGCTCCGGAGAAATAACGTGTTCGCCCCCGGCTGCCATGATCTCGATAGGTTCGCCGTGATCTTCGGGGGTACGTCCGCCCTTGTTCTTATCAAGTGCCGCGCGTTCAAGATGGTGCATATTAGCAAGACCTGGAATCGTACTCGCACGGGGGAGTTTTGATGTCCCACTAGCACCATAAGGGGCCTCGTCTGGGACAAGAGGCAGTGCGTGCATTAACTTTTCTAGGGCTAAATGGCCGGCTAGTGAGTTCCCCTGTGCCCCAGGGAGACCTGAGACGACGTCAGCCGGGACGACGTATGACCCCGGAGGGACTGAAATCGGAAGAGTATCGGTTCTGCCAGGACCGGCATCAATCAAAGGGCCGACGACACCGCCCGAGGCGCGGCGAGGGACACCCCCTGAAGAATAGTGTGGAACTTTCTTCTTCCCCATTTCCAGGGCAAAACGGATAGCCTCATTCTTTACTTTGTTTGATCCGGCGAGGACTGTCATCCGATTTTCCAGGTTGTATTATCAAAGTAGACAGGAACAAGATGAGTCCCACTTCCGACCACGGTGACACCGAAGTTAGTCGCTGCTGCTACAGTTGAATCTGACACAAAGGCCCTAGCAGGAGAAGCTATGACAGGTAACGTCGATACGAGGTAGACATGAGAGGTCCCGAACTGTGTCGAAAGGGCTGTCGTCTGTGCCACGATAGCCGTTGTTATTGTATCGACAGCGGTCGCTAGTGTTCCTGTGTTCGTCCCAGAAGCTGTTGTTCCAGCCTCGATAGCAGTAACTACACCAGTATTGTCTAGGGCGAGAGCAGCCGTCAACGCATTAACAGAAAGAACGAGATTCTGAAGGTTTGTGACTACGGCCTGAACATTCGCTGCTCCGGCTGCCGCGCTATCCTGGAAGTTCTGCCCTTGCGTCATAGTCGGCCGTCCGAAGCTGTTCTAATTCGAGGTCCACCCATACGGACAAATGATCCTTTGTCGTTACCCGAGACAGACATACTCGCCAATCGACCTCGAAAACGAACGTTAATAAACGGCTGCCCCACGTTCGACATCACGTAGGTCGGAGTCGTATAGCTTGCCCCTACTGGGTAGTCTGCGTATGTAAACATTAGGTTGACTGAGGCCGTTTGGGGCTGATCGAACTGCCCCCATTTGAAGTCAGGCATCACAAGGTCACAAAAGATCTGGTCCTGGCCGTCAGACAACGCCCAATAACCTGTTTCCACAGACCAATCTAGGGCCTGCCCGTCAGCGTCGTTACTCGTCTCGTGCTGGTATATTAGGTTAGTCTCAGAATCAGATCCGATAGGAGAGCCCAGACCCGACTGGTCAATCCACGCAGACCTTCCAAGGAACCCGTAGTCCCACGCAGAGAATTGTGGAGTGAACTTGACGTAGGCTGAATTCTTGCCGTCTCCACCGAGGACTGGGAAATACCAGGTTATCTCACCGAACTGTGAGTTCGGGGTGCATCGAATCTTCTTGACGGATGACGTATCAAGATTTTGAAAGATAAAGTCCCAGACGGTACACGGAACAGGGGTTACTGATCCTCCTGCCGGAAGAGCAAAGAATTGCTTCTGCGACATCCAGAAAACCGTCGTTCCTAGGACGCCAGCAGCGAACTTTCCGATTAATCCACAACCAGTTGCAAGCTGAGTGAACGAGTAGACAAGGGGAGAGCCTATGAAAGACATCGCCCGGACATCAAGATCAGTCCAGATAATGTCATACTGAGGTCCTTGGAGGCCACCGACGATACGTGACCCCGTAGACAACCGGAACGAACCCGCAAGATTAGTAACCGCTGCTGTCCAGACTGTGTAGTCTCCGGCGTTACACCAATTAATCAACAGTGGGTCTTGTACGCCACGGACCGACGAACCGTAGGCGATAATAATCTGAGCCGAGCCCGAGACAAACATCCCGGTATTAATGAGAGGAGCCTCAGAGATTATCTGGGCGTTAGCTAGTCCAGACTCAGGTTGCCACGTAAAGATCGGGCCGTCGTTCGGGCTGGCAAGCAGGGTCCCACCGAAGTTGTCTAACGTATAATCAGTAACCGTTATAGGCGTCCCCGGATGAGGGCTCGGAGGAACACCGTCACCATACCCACCCTCTCCGTATCCACCGACACCGTATCCAGTCCCGACGGCTAAAGGCCCGTTAGTGACGTAATACAGTATCTGGGCATTACCCGAATTCTGTGACACCGTATCATTCGAACTTGCCTGGTTAGCGGCGATTATGACGAAGGTATTGGCGTCAGTAACAGTCGAGACAGTGTAGAAGCCGAAGAGAGTTATCCCCCCGACTACCGTCGCTAGGGTCACGGGGAAGGTTTGTCCGACTGAATACCCATGGTCGTCAAGAACAACAGTGACGTCAGGAGACCCTGATACTGTCGTAAACGTAGCAACCGCGCCACCGTTATTAACAGTCCCTGTGGCATTTGTAGAGGCCGTTATTGTATACGTATCTGCGTCAATGCCTTCAGTCACCGGGTATGGACCTGAGATAACAATTCCCCCGATTGAAACCGGGGTGTTTATGACGACAACGTCATAGACCGTAGCGTTACTCCCGGTATCAACTATTGTAACGATTTTTGTAGTCGCGACTGTCGAGAAGTTCACAGCCGGGTTTGTTACAGTTAATTCCGGGGTTATATCCTTTAGAGTCGTCCCAGTCAGAACGTCGAGTTCACCTACGGCACCGATAGCTAAATGAAGAACTCCCGAGAGATCTTCCCAGGCATGGAGGGCTGTGACCTCAGACGCGATCGGAAACGGGTAGAACTTCGTCCATCCTCCGAGTTTCTGCGCCAGCCCTGAGCCGGGGTCCCAACGGATTAACTGAGTCGCTTGATAAGCAGCTTCGTTCAGACTCGGCGTTCTGTTGGTGTTTACTCCGGGGATTAATTGAACTTGATGGGTCGGCATCAGGTACGGGCCGGGGTAAATTGCGACGGCAACTGTGAGCTCCAGCCAGTGGCGTAGTAACGCCTCATTGCGTCCTCGACTGCCGCTGAGTCTCGAAGGGTCACGTATTGTTGTTCCCAGGACTGCGCCATCTTCGGATCGTCTGCCTGTTGGCCAAAGTTCTTCATAAACCCAGACATTTGAATCATCGATGCGGTGACAAGCAGGTCTGGGAGATACGTCGAGATCCAATTCGTCGCGATGGTTCCGGACAAAGGAGAAGGTCGGACAGTCCCGATGACTTCAATGTTATACGCATGGTCTGGGTATGGTGCGATCTCAATGATCTGATCGGTTACAGGACGCCAATACTGAGGAATTCCTGTTATCGTTGCAGATCCAAAGGTCCAATCCATAAAGGCTCTTGAAGAAATCACCATAGGATTTCTAGAACCTAGGTCTGGATTCGTCGTTCCAGACGGTGTTATAATGTAGACGTCACGGATGACGTTAAAGACAGGGTTCAGCGAGGAGAGATTAACGATCCTTGTCCCGACAGTCACCGTTGGGGTTGACGTGCTCGTATTCGTATTTAGAAGATCTAGCTCTCTCGTGATCCGGTCTGTAGCGTAGTCAGAACAACTCGGAAGGTTCGACAAGAAATTGGGGTCGTCGGCATTAAACTGCGACAACAGAGCAATCTCAGTCAGCCAAGTTGTATAGTTGAGACTCATGTCGGGAATGTCTGAGCTAGAGCAAAGAGCGAGACCATCTGAGAATTACTGTAGCCAAGAGCCGGTTGAAGGAAGTCCTGGATAAACGGATCGACGATGTTAATCACGAAGGCGTGGTTCCAGGCGATGTTATACGTATTCGTAACGTCTGCCGGGAGCAATTCAAAGGCCTGATACATAACTCCTTGAGACGCCATCGCGGCAAAGAGTTGTCTCATGGAACACGATCCGGGGCCTAATCCGTAGGCTAACTGGGCGATCTGCCCCGTAGTACACCGGTAAGTAATCCATGTCCCCGTCATCGAGTCGAACTGGTAGATAAAACACAGTTCTGTCCCGTTTAGTCCTAGAACAGGAGGAAGGGAATTTAAGGTCGTTCCAACGTAGTTAGTCACTTCGTTCCTAACACTAGAAAATTTGTCAAGGAAGTGTCCCTATCGGATTGTTGGAACACAATAGGACTGTCGTGCCATCGGCGGCAAGAATAAACAAAGACCCGTCAGCGATTGTGACGATATTGCTCTCACCTTGGTAGTTAAATCCGGTTACTGTAAACGGCTCTGGACGTGCGTTATAGATCGGAAGGGGGTCGGGGGATAGAATTCTCGCACGAAGCTGCTCTTGCGGAGTGTCATAGCAGGGCTGACAAACGAGGATTCTAAGATTAAAAAGTTGTTCCCCCCTCCAATCAAATTGGAAGGATAAATCTTTGTGGTTCCACATCCGACCGCAGCGATCACAGACACCAGCCGCTTGTGGAAATCGTGAATTTACTCGGGTATGGCCGTGCGAACGATAACTCACGAATCACCTCCAATAGCTGGATGCTATGGGGCTGATAAAGAGAGGCACGAACTCGTTTATCTGGGAGAACATCACGTTCAGGGCCTTCGTGGCGTCGTCCGAACGGGTCTGCTCAAGATCAGTGGCGTAAATTCTTGCCAGACGATGGGCTAAACAGGCGACATAAGCATCTAATGACAGATAAGGAATCTGGGGATTCGTCGCGTTCTGGGTAACAGCATCTTGTATCTGAGTGAACCGATAATACGCCAGCGTAGGTATCGATCCGTCTGGGACGGGCCATAGCGTAAAAGACGAGGAGATCAAACGATCGTACCAGTAAACCGTTGGATCCCCTTGTTGAGACTTATCAGGTGTACTTGCGTACTCAGTCCTAGAATACGGAGTTATGATGCGGTCTGAGGTTGTTCCGTCTCCGTTAGGAATCTGGATGAAGACGTCAAGCATCATCACGGTGTCTTCAGGAACGGAGTACGTGGCCTGTCCTTGGACGAGGTTCACCGTCTGGAGATCTACCGTCCATAGGGTAGGTCCGAGGCACGCCCATTGAGCCTGAAGGAGATTAGCCTCAGTCTTCGCGTCAGCAAAGTGCTCGGTGACGAGTTCTGATCTGTGGAGTTTAATCCTCCGATAAGCGGCAACGACTAGCTCACCGACTGAGGGTAAGAAACTGTACGAATTACTAGTCTGACCAGAAGTTGTCACTCGAACCTCAACGGGAACGCGGGATCAGGTGGGGATATCATCGTCAGGATGCCATCGGGGAGCGGCACGGTGATCGTGTATGTCGGTGTCGCAACCCCGTTGATGGTCTGCGAGCCTGTCACTATGGCAATCCCAGGTGGCAACGGCATGGTCGCGAGATCACCCGCCCAGCGCAGCAACCCGTAATAGTTGCCATCCTTCGGGACCATGTTCGGCACGGTGTTGCCGAAAGCGTCGGTCTTGGTCCCAGATTGCACATACCAAGTTCCAACCGGCGACCACGCCCAACCTGTCGGATCAGCGCCGCCTGTGTCGATATGCGCGGGGATGTCGCCAGATGGGCCGGTAGAGTCGGGCGACCAGAGGCCAGGGATTTGCTGCGCGACCAATTCGATGTCGGCGAGGGTCGGAGCGGAGACGACGAAGTCAGCCGCTTGAGCAAACGATGCGGTGAAGATCAGTCCGAGAGCGATGATAGCCGATTTCAACATGGCAGCGCATTCACTTTTGCAAGCGTGACGCCGGGCGAATACACACTTACGTTTTGATACCAATAGCCTGTGTCAAAGGTCGAAGGCGATGCCCCGGCTGCATAGGCCTGGCACGCCGTCACCTTGGTAAACTCATTCGTGCGCTTCCAGCGGAGCACGCCAGCAGCGGCGGCGGATGCGAGAGCGCCAGCTTTTGTCACGCTATCAGCGGCACGGGTGACGGAGGTCGTTGTGGTCAGAATTGCGGATGTCGCGCCCGACGATCCAGTCTCGTTCTGTACTACGTCAACCGCGATTGCATCTCCGTTCGTCGTAATCTGAAAGCACGGTTCTGGATTTGCGAGGGTTTGTGTTGGGATGCTGACACGGCCAAATGCCACCGGAATTGTGATTGGCGTATAGGTTGCGCCGTTGTCCATGGAAAGGTTGACGACGCCTGTCCCGGTAATTCGCTTCACATAGGCGGACTCGAAGCGCGCTGACGATCCGAGGGTTATCGCTTGGCAAGTGGTTCCGTTGCCCGCTGTTGCGGTGAGAGACGAAGCCGAATTTGCGACTCCATCGATGCCGGTTTGCGTATTCGCCGCTGTTACATTCGTCGAAACCCATGTCGTCGCTAAATGGCGATCTTGAAGCACCACGTTCGTTGCAGCCGCCTCAACCAGCAACCCCAACGGCGTCCCGACCGATGACGGGGAGTAATCGAAGCGCGGGCCGTAATAGGCGGCTGAGGTCGTGATGACTTGATCGCCTGGACGCGGAGTGGTTTCGTAGGTGACGGCACTTTGCCCTACCATCCACGCTAGAAGGTCAGCGCTGACCGCTGTACTAAGACCTATTGAGGATCCGCTGCCGGATAGTCCGAATTGTATTTGTGACGAGATGACGGCAGCGCCCTTTGAAAATACCTGTTGCCACGCACCTGTGATGGTCTTTAGAACGGATATCCCGGATGAGCTAGTAAAGTATATATTTAACGATGATCCGTCGTTAGTTTTCAGCCATACATCGTTCATCCCACTATTAAGATTTGCACCAACTCCTTGAAACATCCGGCTCAATGACGTAGACGGGGTTGCCCCTAAATTAAGCTGTATCCTCGCGGCAGTTGACGTACCATCGGGCGCTATCGCAAAATTTGGAGTGACCACAGGAGTCACTCCGGTCCCCGTTTGTAGATACAACCATGGCGATGCAAACGTATTGCTCTGCAACAGCAGATTATTCGGCTTGTACGTCAACGCTCCCGTGGCATCCGTCATCGTCGATAGCGACACGCCGGAATAGGTCAGGTTCGATGTGAAATTCCCGGATGGTACAGAGGACTCGCCGAGGAAGTTCTCGGAGAAGACGGGCTTGATGCCGGAGAATAAACTGCCCCTCTGTCCTGCTGTTAGGGCAAATGCAGTTGTGATATAAAGAAGAACTGAGAAGATCAGAAAATATCGAAGTGCCTTCATTAGTTCTGGTATCCTGTCGCAGTGACATAAACAGGTTTATTTTCATCAGCCGTATCAGTCGCGACAGTTACGACGCAGATATAAATATTCTTGCTAATGGAAGTATCCTGGTTAAGAAAACTCAACGGAGGAACAAATGAAGTCTGCGTATACGTGTTAGTATCGCCAGTCGTGACAGCAGGGGCAGACGGAGTGATTGTAAAGGGATCTGCGATTAAATGCTGATTATCCGTATTCGATCCAGCGAAGGCCGAGTTATCTGTACAGGTCGTCGCCGCAGGGTTCTTGTCCCACATCCGAACAACGTATGATCCTACCGATCCCCCAGACGACGTGAATAGGAGGTTTCCGACACCACCGGACCCACCATTTGTCCTGGCGATCGGGACAGAGAACAGACCCCCGACCGAGACACCCGCCGCATGAGACGAGTTTGCAGGGGTCGCAAATTGAACCGGAGACGACCCGGAATCAAAACCCCCGACATTACCTATAACAGTCGTGCTTCCACCTGAACCAGAGGTATTCGCACAATCGTTACCGTTCGTATCCATCGTCGCAGGCTGTGGAGTTCCTGGTGAGTACGTTGCGGGAGGAGACCCGCAAGTTTGGACCACAACCCTTTTCTCCTGGGCTACAGCAGGGATCATGAATGACATCAGGAGACTAAGAACAAATAATTTTTTCATGGACCTGCCTAATTAGTAAGAAACGGAGCCACTCTGGGAAAGTGCCATACGGACAAATCCAGGATTCGTATTACTATTTAAAAGAATCCGTATCCACACCGGAGACACCGCGAGATTAAATTGACTCGAAGTGGTAGCCCCGATAAGATCCGCAAAGGTCGTGTCCCAAGTTACTGAAGATCTAGAAACTGGATTCGAGTAACTGTTTGGGTCGTCATTAGTCGTCTGTACGGTATAATTAACCGTTCCAGAAACAACACACTGTCCGGCCACCTGGGCAGAAGCCCACGAATCTAGGCTGATCCACTGAGACCCCGCGACACCATTCGTACCAATCTCGATCGTTTGTCCAGTCGCTCCTGAGATCACAGCGGACGTTACCGTTGCGTAATCGAGGACTGAATAAACAGCATCGCCTCCGGTATCGATAGAAATCGTTTCAGAGATTGGATATCCAGTGATATCCGTGCCAGACAATGCAATAGTTCTCGCCGTCCCGGTGGAACCAGGAGTGAAGAGAATTCTTCGAGGAGTGTCTAGGGTAGCAAAACCCATAGCTCCGACAGTCACCGTACTCGCCGTGTTTGCCGATGGGGTCACACTTAGAATAGCTTTATACGAATTAACCGTAGCGACGACTGAGGTATTCGTTCCAGTCACCGTCTCGGATACCGTAGCATTCTGGGAGTCCATCCCGACAACCGCGAAGGTTACTGTGTGGTCGTCACCGGCAGACGTGATATACACTGGACTTACAACCGGGAGCCATGCAATCGTAGCTCCAGAGACACCTGATGTCGGAGAGACGTACCTCGTTTGGGACAACGCGCCGTTAATCAGCAGAGGAGTCGCTGTCACTCCTGACTGGGACAAGCAGATACCATTTGCAACGGCAGAACCATCAGCACCGTTAAGGACAAGTCCACCCTTTGCGGCAGGAGTCTGGGACAGTCCCAGTTTAGTCGCGGTAGCCGCAACGAGTGGGCCAACCTGGCATGTACGACTCTGCATTAGACGGTCTTTCCGTGACGGGAGTGAAGTTTGCTTAGAGTAACAGAACCCCTTGAGGTTAATACCGGACCACCACGTTTCATCCCCCCGGTGAGAACATTCGGGAGGCCATGTTGCTCGGTCATAGCGTCACCAAAATTTGCCGCCTTCATTGTTCCTGTCGCAGTCGGGTCAGGTTCCCCAGTGGCCGCGTCATTAACGATGACAGGGAGATCATTAATCCCGTATTTCTTATTGGTCTTTTGCTGGTCTCTCAGAGACCACTCTTTATAGCCGTCCCCAGCCATTAGACGCTCCCGCCGTGTTTCTTATGAAGATGTTCTAGAGTCTTGGCTAAATTAGCAGCCTTAGCAAGGTGAGGACTCTCAGCGTGAGTCGCCTTGTCAATCCTACCCTGTGGAATTTTCTGTCCTTGGGGGACGTGTAGTGCTCTATGCAGATACCCTGGATTTTTACCCACGGCTCCGGCAATCCAGGTATCAGACATCTTAGTTTCCTTAAGAAAGAAGTATTTTGGGTGGATTAGGAGCGCACCCTAATCTAAAGCAACTTTGCGACCGTGCGAACGCCATTGCCACCCAAAATCCTTAATCATCAGCTATCGGTTCTATGGTCTACGACAGCCGAGGCATTACGGGCAGAGCTGAACGGAGACTTGTCAGAACCGACTCGACCACCATCCTTGCGACAAGCCCGGTCCATACGCATCTTAGGCTTCTCGCCCTCGACCTTACCACCACGCTTTCGCTCTTTAACCTTGCCCCCGCGCTTTCGCTCAGAAGCTTCCTTATCGACGTTAGAACCTTGGGCATCATAAGCCTTAGGCTCACCACCCTTGCTCTCGTCGTAGTCTTTGGCCTCGTCAGCGACCTTGCCGCCCGAAGCCCTCTTGTGTGCTTTCATTTTAATCTCCTATTAGGACTTAGGTTCCGTTAGTGATCTTTAGATCACGTCACGCCAATACCGGTTGTAGCAAACGTCGGGACAGAACCCGTGACGTAGACATAACCAGAACCGCTGTCCCAAGCTGTGACACCGACCGAAGACGGATTAGCAACTAGGACAAGCCCTCCTGGAGTCGTGACACTAAACGCGTCAGACATCGCTACGCCAGTCCCAGACTTCACGGAATTAATAAATCGGCAGTCTTTGAACTCCACCCATCTATCAATTCCAGCACTAGCAATCGTAGAGATCGTAGCACCCGAGCCTGAGCCAGTCGGATAGGCAATAAACCGACAGTCTTGGAAACTGTTACGTGGGGTTCCACCAGAGAATAGAACAGTCGAGTTTGCGGCCGTCCTAGCTACCGTGTCGAGACCAAAGTTACAGTTAACAAAAGTGTTCTCACCGCCTCCAACGATCGAAAGACAAGCTGCCGTGGTAGATCCAGCCGAAGCCGCGTCGCCCATGCCACCAAAGTCTACAGCGTTGTAGAAGTTTCGGCCACCTGCTTCAATCCACGCGACCTGATTAGACGAAGACCCGGTAGAGAATCCGTTAAACAGTGAGAAGTTACCGAAGTAACACCCCGTTGCCGTGACGTTAAAGAAATTCCCGGAGTTACCAAACGTCGCCGCGGTGTAAACACCGGTCGGAGGCGCAAAGCGAGCCCTGGCATTCATTCCGGTAGGTGCAGTCATGCCAATCAAATGAAGGGCATTCTTGGCCCAAGTCACCGTCCCAGTCGTTGCCGACGGGGTAATCGTTTGGGCAAGTGCGGTGGAAAGACGGGCCGTACCAGTCGTGTCTCCGGAGCCAACGAGAACGATGACGTCGTTGCTGTCTGCCGCAGCTTTGTTATACGCCTGATAGATCGTGGCGAATGGAGAACCCGCATTGCCCTGATTTCCGTCAGAGCCATGCAGAGGATCAACAAACCACCAGTTCCCCGTAAAGAACGGTGCCCCACCGACGCCGAAGGTGAGAACACCCCCGGCGCTATAGAAGTAATCAGAAACAGTTGTCATGTAAACCTCCGATTACGACGTGGGGAACGAACCGAAAACGGCACGCCAGTCTTGGTACGAGAACGAGAACCTCTCGTAACCCTTGACGAGGAGATTGTCCGTATAGAAGTCTACGAACATATCCATCTCGAACGCGATACGTTGGAGATACGTCAACCCCTGGGTGTTCGTCAGAAGGAACCAGGCGAAGTTACTCGTGAGGTAGTCGTTAACCATATGCCCCTCAGGAAGGCCACCGGCCGTCGAGAGAATGGCGTTAACGTCGTTGTCAGCCGTACCGGGCCGGAGTTCCGTCTTGACGAGGCGGATAGCAACAGGCTCTAGAGTCGGATTAACAACGAGCTTCCGAGCACGGCCCTGAATCTTCAGTCCGGCGTTGTCACGCCAAGTCTGTCGAATCGTGGTCATTGCTGAAAGCAGCGAGGCTTCGTTAAGATCCTGCGGAACGGATGGGATGTTCGCAATCGTAGTCCCATCAATCGGATGGGCCGAAGAGAACAACGCTTGGCCGTCACCACCGACGTTAGCGTCATAGGTCGTGCCGAGGTTCAGGATCGAAGCGCCCTGAATCTCCTTGTACTGGACAAAGGAGAATTGCAGACCGAGGTTACTCGGCTGAAACTGTGCCTTGTACAGGTTGTCGTCGATCGCCTTACGAGTTATTGCGTAGCCGAGAGCGACTTCGATGTGCTCTTGGTTGTACGTATAACGCTGTCCGGCGTTGTTATCAAAGTACGTTCCACCGCCCTCATTCTTCAGGCGAGGAAGACCCATGTAACGCATACTCGTGACGCGCTCAAGAGCCATATTAGATTTGCCGACGGCAAAGATCTTATCGTACTGGAGAGGAATCTCCTTGTACTTCCCTTCAACGGCACGAAGGCCGGGGAAGAGTTCGTCTTTGATCTGGGCTGTATTAATAGCCATTTTTTAATCTCCCCTTATGCGAAGGCTGCAACACCCGCCTTGAAGACTTCATTGTTCCAGCCGACAATAACGTAGTTATACGGAGTCGTAAGATCCGTACCGTTAGCGCTCGGAGGGTCAGTCACAAGACGAGTAATAATGAAGGGAAGAGCCAGTGTCGTAGTCGGAGTCGTAATCCCCTGCGTAGACTGACCGGTTAGCGTATTCCCGAGAACACCTGAAACACTGGTGTACGAGAGATTAACGTTCTGGCCGACGGAGGCTTGGAGGATAGCCGTGGCTTGGGTAGACTGAACAAGGAATTCAGTATCCGGGCTATCAATAATATAAGCCTTAACCGTACCGTTAGCATCCGAACCGGGCCAGTATCGCGACCAAACGGTACGACCTTGTGACACAGAAAGATACTTACAGCCCCAGAAGACACCGCAGGGATTAGCCAGAGGCGTCCCAGAGTTATAGATCGTACTAGAATACTGCTGGATAGTTCCATCGGCAGTCGAGTACGTCGGGGCAACAACGTCACCAGAAAAGATAGGCGTTGAGTCAGTCGAAGCAATCAATCGTTCAGTTAGACGGAAATTCGGGCCGGCACCTGCGAAAGTGCCTTCGGGCGAAAATCCGAAGGGGGCGAGAACATTCGCCATTGTGAAACTCCATTTTTGAAGGAGGTTCAGTCCAGTCGCAAGCGTAGCGGTGAAACTGATTTAGGGGGATCTCTAAACAGCGTGTTTAAAGTATTTGAAATCTTTAATAAGCAGCGCGCGTATTAAAGGTTATTAAAATTAGTCTTCCTGCGAACCCACGGGCCGCATGATCTCGTGTCGGACGACCTTCAACTGGTCGGGGTACTCGTCACGAGAAGCTGTATTCGCGGGGGTTTCGTGGAGGCGTTTCTCAGAATTAATGACCTGATCCAGAGCCTCTCGTTTGTCCGCTGCACGACGGGAATCGGCTAGAACCTTAGGAATCTCCATCAAAATCTGACCGCCGGCCTCAATCGGACCTTCGTGTCCTGCCGGCATCAGCCAGGGATGTCGGGAGGCCGGAACGGCACGCCAGCCAGTCCGAAGGAGATTAAGCATGTGGTATCTATTGTCCTTGCCAGTAACAGTCTGGGCACGCCACTGGTATTCCCAACCTTCAGGAGCAAGGGTGGAAGGAATGTTTAGCTCAGACGCTTGACCACCATCCCAACCGTTGAGATCGTCAAGAATCTCCTGGGCACGTAACTCGGCGTCACGCACAGAATCAGAACGGGTCTCCTGGCGGAGATTCTCAGTATGTCCGATGGTTTCGTCATGGTCGGCATGTCGGGAGAGATGGCGGAACTCTTTACGACGTAGGTCGACTTTAGGATTATTGCCAGACTCTTCTCGGAGTCCCTCAATTGGCAGATTCATATTAAATCCTCGATTCTTGATAGTTCGAAAGGGTGCACCACAATCCCAACATTCATAACGACTCGGATCACTACCTTCAGAAATGTTTGTACCGTGGCAATAGCGACATTTATCAGGAATAACCCACTCAGAATTCAACCTGCTCGACTCATCTTACCCTCAGAAATCAAATCCAGTTTATTCTGGGCGTAAATCTGAAGGAGTTCATTCTTTGTCTTATTTTCGTATCCGGGGACTGTAGACAACGTGTCAAGAGCCGTCTGGACCTCGGAGGCTGAAAGATTCACGGTTCCAGGACGTTGGGCACCAGGAGACTGAGTGATGTCACGTCCAACAGGAGCAGACGTAGGGCTTCTGGCGGACTCACGACGTTGTGTCTCGACCTGACGGCTTGAGGAAACGCCTAATTCTTGGTTAATAAACGAGAAGTACCCGTCAGAGTCTGGTCGGTAGCCCTCATCGACTGCGTCTTCATGGGCACGAACCATTTTCTTCAGAAGTTTCGGGTCACGAACGAATTCAGGATGTGCCCGGACCCAAGAAGCTGATTCCGGAGACAATGTTTGTGCCATTTGCTCGACAGGATCGTTAAGAACCTGGATTGGCTGACGAAGAGGTGTTTTGACCTCTTCCTCAAGGGCCATTTTACCCCTTTCGGCCTCAACGATACGAGCATTCGCCTCAGAAATTCGATCCTGAGCATCACCGGCCTTCTCAAAATCACCAGATTCCATCGCGACACGGTAGTCGGTCTTAGCCGCGATCTTATCTTTTTGGAGGGAATCGATAATTGTAGAGACCTGGTCTTTCTTAACGACCGTAAGATCCCGTTGAGCCTCATGAGCCTGCTTTACAGCATCGGCGATCAACCGGTCTTTCTCGGCGAGTCGTCGGGCAGAGTCCTGTTTGGCCTTCTCGACCTGCTCCTTGAGTGTTTCAATGCCTTCATCGGCAGAAATCACAGGAGTCTCAGTCTTTACTTTCTCCGGGGAGAGTTCAACCTTGACTTCATTATCTTGAACCTTAACTTCCGGTAGAGTAACCGTAGTATCCGTCATACAATCCTCTCGAACGTGTGCCCATTAATTCTATTGTGTAGGCGACCTATCGCCGCATAAAGTGCCCAACTGAACCCTGAGGCTGAAGAGAAGTCAGTCTCAAGTGATTCTGCTCCGACGGTTCCGTCCCCTAAGATGACGGCAATGCCGACACCCTGGATTTGACCCGCTTCTGCCTTTTCGAGGTATTCTTTTAGAATCTCGACGACAGATGTAATAGGTTCTCCTTTCGGAGTCGGAACAGAGTACCCAGGAAAGGCTACGACCTGTCCCATCATAAAACCAAAAGAAGTGGCGGGTGAATCTTCTCGGAAACCCGGCCATACAACGTCTGGATCGTCTCTTCGAGAGACTCTCGAATAGTTGTCTCATCGGTCCAGGCAGCATTCGTACCAGCAGACATTCCACTATCGTCGTCTACCGTAATAACTGCGTAACCTATGGCTGCAATCTTGCCTGCACGGGCCAGAGAGAGAAGATGCTTTGTTGCAGCAACCATATCCGATTGCTTCTGCATAGGAAGTGTAAGTTTTGATTCAGACATTATTTTGATTTCTTTATCAAGTAGGAAACCTCAAAGCAAAGTTTACCTTCTTCATCGTATTTAGGGAAAAGTGCGATATCTCCAGGTTTTCCATCTTTACCAAGGACCGCATCAGGATATCTTTTACGTTCCATCGCTTTATCCATAGAGGTCTCTACCGAACGCGGCCAACTATGTAGAGGAGAAAATCCTGAATCTTCCGAATAGTCGATCCATTCTTTCTGGAGGGCATCTGAAATTTGGACTGGGACGTATCGTACTTTTGTCCCTTCTCGCGCCCAAACTGACATTAAAACACCAGATCCGGCGCAGGGATCACGAGTTCAACCTGGGTGTCAGACAACAGAATGCAGTGTCCTGTCTTTGATCGGATATCAACCTTCAGACCATTTGACGGACGGAACATAACCCATTCACCCACGTCTGGGTTCAACCCGTGGAAGTGAACCCGATCGTCGTCAACAAAGGCAATAGGACCCTTCTTGAGGATTAATCCAGCCTTACCTTGATATCTGTCTTCGTCTCGAATCTGGTCTGGGAGGATAATCCCACCAGTAGTTTTATCACCCCGCATATAGATACCAACGAGGATTTTATTCAACGGGACAATGAACTCGGAGAGATCGCCGATACGTTCGACAATCTCATCGACGGGGTCTACGTCATACACCATAGTCATAAGCGGCATTAAGTCTCATATCCTTTTAGAAAACCTTTAGAAGAAACAGGTTTCTCTGGGTTAGAAAGGTCTGATTGGACTTCGTTCATTTCTTGAAGGGAGTGTCGGAGTCCTTTGATGAACCCGACACGTTCCATATAGGAAGGATAGTCAGAAGCAGGAGAAGACGAAAGGACTGTACACCGATCTATAATTATCGCTTCGATTCGATTTCTAAGAGCCCGGTCAAATCGGACTTGATAACCGTCCATTATTTCTCCAAGAACCTTTTCATTCGGGGTTTAAACTCAGATTTAATGAGACTGAAATCATTCATTTCGGATCTCGTGAATAAAACAGCCGATTTTTCATAGGTCGGTGCTTCCTCGATTATCATACTTCCGGTAGACTTATCAATCGAGAGGCCGCACCGCTTACTGGCGGCACCCGGTAAGAGCAAATCACGAAGATAGTCTGGTGTAATGTTAACAGGATGATCCATTTACTCGCCCATAAACTTCTGAAGACGTTCTTTAAGATCCGGAAACTGACCTAAAGACTTCTGGATGTCTTGTCTTGTGTACAGCGTTCGATACCTAAGTGCTGACGGGACTCTCATGTCACACATCGTAATGGCATCGTCAGCCCAAGAGAAATCGAGTTCGATACCTGCCCCGAAAAGAGAGTTAACCCGATACCGGAGTTCAGGTAGGACTTCCGTAGGCTGTAGGTCCCGCTCGTCGGGGACCGGGAGTAAAGAGAGTTGAGTCATTTCTCAGCAGGACCTGCCTTTTTGCCGTACTTTCGAATCTTGTCTAGGCGGCCTTCCCCCGACATAGCACCAGCATCCATATCAGGATACTTGTGAACAGAGCCACCATCCTTCCGCATCATGCCAGGAGGACCCCCCATAGGGGCTGGGGGCATCCCTTGAGGAGGCATCGGCGGAGGCATAGGGCGTGCCACCGGAGGCGGGACGACACCCGGAGGAGGCATCGGAGGCCCTGGGGGTATCCCTTGCGGCATCCCAGGCTTATCACCGCCCGAGGGGGCTATGATAACGTTTACAGTCGTGCCCTTCTTAGACTTAACAGAACCGCCCTTGGCACGTTCTGGCTTAAGATCTTCAGGGCGGACCATCTTTTTGATAAGAGCTTTATCTTCCTTTTCATCTCCGTGGCGAGAAGGACGATCCAGCCGCATCCTCGGCTTCTTGCCTTCGACGGAACCCCCACGCTTTCGCTTCTTTCGAAGGGAAGCCATACCGTGATCGTCCTCGGCAGCTTCAGGGGACTCGGCGTTAGCCGTACCGACGCGATCGTTCTCAGTCTCGATCGGACTGTACTTGGCAGACATCGTCGTATATGACTGGTGTGGCCTAGAGTTAGCTTTCATCTTTAATCCTTAGATTTTCTATCGAGGCGCCTACGGGGTTTCTTCCCCTCAACAGATTGGCGGTTTACACGACCACCGCGTTTTTGACCAATATCGTCATTTCCACTATCCCCAACAGTATCCACAGGATCAATACCCTTCGTTGGAAGAGGAGCATTCGGACGAACACTCGTGATATACGATCCCCACTGATTATCGAGTTTGTCGCTTAGATTCCTAGCCCGAGTTCGATTCACATATGGGCCGTAAGTCTTACCAGTTCCCTTATGGAAGACACTCCAACTCGCCGGAGATCCATCATCAGCCATTATTCTGTCTCCGAAGTAGCAGCTTGAGCATCTGCCTGGTGATCTTTAGATTGCAAAGAGTGGTCGTTTTGATGGTCTTTTGATTGCATTAACCGATCGTGCAACTGGGCAGAAGTCTGACTCGCAGCGGCGGCATGAAGGTCTTGTGAGTGCTTCAACCGAGTATCCGCAGATTCCATTTCCTGGATCTTAAGATCATTCTGACTCTCAATCAGCCGTTGCTGGATCTCTTCTTGAGACGTCTTCGCCTTCGTCTGAGAATCGGTGATCTTGGCCTGGGCGGCCATCAACTGAGCCTGTGCGGACTGCTGCGCAGCCACTGCCTTAGGATCAGGTGGAGGAGGAACTGTAGACGGATCTTGTGTAAACGACGCTGGATTATTGATCCCGAGAGTCCTTAGGACGTAGTCAAGCACGACTGAGATCTGGAACAAACTCGGATTTGCCGAAGCCATCTGGTACAATGCCTGGGCACGAAAGATTCGTTGGATTTGTGAAGACGTATTAGGATCGGCACGAGGGACAAGATTATAGTCTGTCAACGCCTTCGTGAGTTTCTCCGAATCCCAATTAGGATCACGGTCTTGGTTAAACTTCCAGAAATCTTCTGGATACTCACGGAAGAGGTCACGAAGGAGTTCGAACTCTTTTGACTGTGCGGTGTGAAGCCGCTTGTGGACGGCGTCAGTTATCTTAATGGCCTGCTCGATCAGTGCGATCGTGGTTCCAACCGGTTGCTCTTGGCGACCTTCACCGACAGCCATGTCAGCAATACCTGCTAGACGGGAACCCGACTCGACGATGGTATCGTACAGAGCCTTGATACCTGGACCAGCTTCCTTATACGGCAGAGGCATGACGACCTTACGGATGTCACCGTCAGGAGCCATCGAAACGTCGATAGGAGCAAAGCCTCCAGGCGGGACAGAGATATCTGTGGTGTTCTGTTTGTCAGATCCCTTTGAGACCAGCCCACCGGGGAAGTTACCAAAGATTCCCGAGTCAATCATGACACGGAGAAGAGCTGTCGCGGCCGTCGTAGGATTACCGGCTATCTGGATTAACCCGATGTCGTAGAAACCAAATCCAGGAACGAAAGGAAATTTGACGAAGACTTCGCGAGGGCGCTCCATCTTGTCTTCTTCACGCCAGTTTCTTCGAATCTCTAGGATAGTCCTAGACGACTTCTCTATCGTGACTTTGTAAGGACGTGGGAGACCGGTCGGTTCACCCTTCTCCTTATGCTCATCACCGGGAAGGTCGATCTGGCAGTAGCACTCTAGGATCGTAAACGGGGCATCTTCGGGGCGTTGCCCCGTCGTCCGGACACCAGTGACCTCTTGGATCTCGGCATCGACGGACGTCAGGGGCTGATACGCGGGTTGACTGAGATCGACGTCCCGATAGACCTTAAGATACTGCATCCGTTTCATAACGGACTGCCGCATTCTTGACGTAAAGGTTACACGATCAGCATTTGCGAGGTCGGTGGCAGCGTTAGAAACACAGATGTCAGCGGCATCAACGGATTCGGAGACAGGGCGGCGGCGAATAGGGCAGCGATAGACTTTCTTAAAACCACTTCCACCGGCAGCGGTCCAGAGAAGCATTCGTTCTGTGTCTGGAACGTACTCGGAGGCTGTTCTAGTGAGGTAGTAATTGAAATCGTCTTCAAGGAGTCTTGCAAGATCGTCACCTTCGATAACGTCACGGGACAATTTGTTCTCGACCTTAACCGGGCCTCCCGTAGGGAGAAGTTCTGCTCCGGCCGTGGCCTGAAAGCGAAGGCAGGCTTCGAGAAGCATCGTACTCCGGGATCTACTCGTATTGTCTACCCCGGCAGAAGCACCGGACTGGGAGTTACTCGGCTTCTCAATCTTTAACGCGAGGAGTTTAATACCTTCTGCGCGCTCTTGAAGCCAGTCTTCACGAGACATCTCGTCTTCTTCGATACCTCGAAGGAGATCCTCGCAGAGAGTCCCTAACGACATATCGTCTAGAGTCTCAGCAAGATTTCCATCAAATCCGGTATCTTCTAGAGACTTCGTAGGTCCATGGGCATTTAACGAGATCTGTACAGAGCCGTCTGGAAGGACTACGACAAGATTTGGTTTCTCAGGTTCTGACTCCATCTTTGAGGAATCTAGGACAACGGTCTCAGCCGAAGATGACTGATCTTTAGGATCAGATTCTCGAAGGAGTCTTGTTGAGATCAATCCAGCCATTCAGATATAATTACCCAAAATAATGAAGCCTTCGTGACTGTTGTTTCTCGGGGCCGTACAGGAGCCTCTCGATACTCTGATGGCTCTCGTCTTTACGCTTGGCTAGATCCATTCTGCGGAGATGGATAATCCCGTTTATCATCGCGTCGGCGAGATCGTCATGAGCCCCACGGGGAAGAGAAGCAAGTTCGTCTTCTACGGGTTGAGCCCAGTCAGTGTCAGGACGCCAGATCAAACCATCGGCAAAAAGATGTTGGACTGTGTACGCCCTCGCAACCTTGTCCATCCGGCCTGGGTCGTGTAACGCGACTGTCCAGGGTTCTCGGGAGAACAGCCGCCTCATTTCCTGTTCGACAGATATACCAGAGGCTTTGTTCTCTATGATTAGTTTATCGACCTTGAACTTTCGGCAGTCGGCAGCAAGATGCTCGACGACTCCCCAGTTCTGTCTTTTCCGCTCCTCGAACTCTTCCTTGGTCTCTCCGTGCATCTTGACGATGTCGGTCCTACCGTGGAGGGTTAACCTCTTGTGCCACGCATGGATTAACATCAGACGAGGAGTACCGAACTGTTCTGAGTACCTTTGCTCTTGAGAGGTTTCTACCCAGGCCCCGATGATAACTAAGGCTGAGTAGTCGTTCTCTTTCTTCTCAGTAAAAGCGGTATCGGCAGAGGCTAGAATAAACTCGAAAGGTGGGAACAACCCAGGCTTGACATCGTTGGCAGCCATAGCCTCCCGGTCCCAGATCTTCCAGTAGTCCCTCTTGATAATGCCGCCACCACGAGGCTCGGGCCGTTGTTGGTACTGACCTGCCCAAAGGTAGGGGCGGGTCTTATACGGGCCTAGGACGGAATCAGGATACTTCTCCGGCCACGCTAGTTCGCCGTCGTAGGTCCTAGGGTCTTTCCACCCGATACTCGTTTCACACCTTGGTTCCTGGAATTCCATCGGAACGCAGTTACCGCTTACTGAAACAATACCATTTCGGCGAACTACGAGAGCGGTAGAAGGAACACTAACACAGTATACAGTATCGTCGTAGGCAACGGACTTTATATTCTCCTTCCGAATCTTTGTATACCACTTCCTCGGAAGACCCTCCATTTTACTCGTATGAATATAAAGGGTATAAATAAACCCCCCTGGAAGAATGTATCCATTGAAGGGCCTCTCCGGAATCTCCCGTCTTTTTTTACTCGCCGCCCAACCGGATTTGATACAACATTCTTGGATACCGTCTATCAACCTCTCTGAACGAGAAGACATTGTCAATCCGTTTCCATTTCGTCCCGCTGCACAACCATCACCTTTGACGAACGTAATGATAAAGAGTTTCAATAGGTCGGGGGAGAGACTCCGAATTATCGAGGGTACATATTTAGTATGAGAATTCCCTAATGGTTCTAATGCCTCTGCGAGACTCTTACTACCTATTGCAAACTCAAGACAGCCTCCAGATTTACGGAGGGACTTTCGGAAATCGAATGGAGAATTAATCAGAATTTGTTCGATCTCGTCTGCTAAGACCCCTGGCTTTTGAATGATACGGGTACAGCAAGACTTGACACTAGAGCATCCCTCACTCAGATACCATCCCATAAACTCGGCGAGAACTGATGATTTCCATATTTGACCCCCGAACATAATTTCTTCGGTGTCTGACCCCTTCCAGTTGACTGCTTGAGGGATATAGAAATCTTTCGGAAGATCTCTTGCAGGGGCAACACGCCAATCTGTTTTTTTATTAATCTTCCAATCATTCGGGATTTTATAAAGCATACGGTGGTCTGGGGTGACGAGAAGATCAGATGAGTTTGAAGAGTAATGAATCATTTCGCCAGTATACTTGTACGAAATGTACTTTGTGGGGAATTCCCACTGAGCTTGAAGAGTCTTGGGATTAACCGCTAAAATCTCGGAACAGACGACATTGTCTGGATTTAGATCTGAAAACTTTACCCATCCACAGCGAGTTAGAACTTCAGTCTCTTTGTCATAACAAAGATGTTCGTAATTGGGGTATTCCTCGATGATTACCCCAGAGACGTCTGACTCGTTGACCCTCTGGCCGAGGACGATAATAGCTCCGTCAGCGAGATCGTTCAGACGGTTCTGCATACTCTCTCGGAACCAGGTTACGGTGTCTCCCCGGACAAGTTCAGACTCTGCCTCAGATACTTTGTGGAGATCGTCAGCCAGAATTCTGTCGCCGCGCTCACCAGTTCCAACGCCCCCGACACTAGAAGCAAACTTCCAGCCTCGTGCTGTGTTAGATATTCGTCCAACGCCTTCTTTTGTGACACGAACGAGTCTTCCATACAGCTCCTGGTATTCTTGAGATTGGACGAGATAGCAGAATTTCTCGTTGTCGCGCTCTGTAAGGGTTGAAGAGTACGAGAAGGAAACATACCGTAGATCGGGTCTCTCTCGGGGTCCCCATTCCCATGCCGGGAAGAAGACGTTAAGCATCATGGATTTCATGAAGCCGGGGGGGACGTTAATTAGGAGTCTCTTAAGGTCTCCGTCTGAGATCGCTTCTAGATGCTCTGCTATCGCAGCGATACACCAGCCTTCGACAAAAGGAATAACTGGCTCTAGGACGTGCCAGAAGTACCGGATGAACTCAATTAAGCTGTCGCGGTGCAAGGCCCGCAACGATCTGAGTTCTGTCTCCCTCGTCGCTCGGGCTAATTCGAGCAACTCTCTCCTCGATAAAGGCTTTGAGTTCAATGTCAGATAACCTATCAAAATCTCCGGGTCCGCCTACTTCGACTTCCTTACGGTCACGCCAGGAGTCTCTACGACGGTTCTTGAGCCATATAAAGGCAGCGGCAGTGTCAGGTGGGCAGAACTCTCGGTATTCAACCTTAGTGCCATCGGCGAGGATCTTAACGGTGTCGTAGGAATACCCTATGGCTCGGTGATACAACGCCTGCTCGACACGCTCGTCTAGAGCCTCCTTACCTGTCTTACAGGCGTCAGAGAACTCAGGATACTGAATACGCCACCTCTCGACCTGACGGGTAGAGACAGAAAAGAAGTCGGCAAGCTCTACGTCAGTGGCCCCAAGGAGACACAACTTCTCTGCTTGGGGACAGAACTCAGGACGGAACTTAGACGGTGCTCCAGGCCCTCTGTCAGGTGTGCCGGCAGGGAGCTGCCTCTTCTCTGGGTCTTTAGCGTACTTAGCCATGTCTCTCCCTACTTTACGATGGACAACTTAGGCTTTGACGAAATGCTGGAGATCAAAGCTCGCCCCATCTCACACCCCAGGATATAAAGCGGAGACACAGGGTCTAGGTCGGAGATCCTTAGGATTAGAATTCCTAGAGCATCGGCTCTCTGGGATACCTCGTCAAAGTAGGGACAAGCAGTAGGAAAGGTGTCTTCAGCGGAGAGGACGAGGTCTTCACTCAAAGAGGTCTCCTTTATGAGAGAACTAAAATCTTTAGAGTTCCGATGTGTCGAATCCTGGCTGCGAGAACTCTTCCCGACTCTTCTCGAACGACATCTTCATAATAGACATTAGTAGAATCTGGGAGATCTTTAAGAACTTTCTTGAGTTCGGAAACAGTCATCAACGAGTACCGTCTGCTTTGTAGTAGTGGGAGAAACAGAAAGGATTGTCGGTATCACAATTTCTATTGTTTAGAACAGGTAGGAACATCCACCTAGGCTAAGAACAAAGACAAGGAGTAGGATTCGTCTCATATCACGTCCCTAAGTAAAGAACTCCGGGCCGGAACCTGGGCTACTCGGCGTACCTTACAGTGTGGAAAGAATTGGGGAGGGCGCTACCTTCCAGAACGTAGCACCTAGGCGTCAGGTCTTACTGGTCTATCCCTGACAGAACGGACACTATTACTAGGCCGCGGCTCCCCAAACTAATTAATACTGGCTGCTATGATCTTAGCAAGGATATAAAATACTGCTCCAGAGACAATTGCTCCGAAGAGAACTCCTTCAAAGAAATGGATCATGGCTTCTCTTGGGTCTTAGAGAATGTGGTGGGCCTGTCACTGAGTCGTCCGGATATGGTGTGGTTAGGCCCATAATCCGGGGAGAGTATTGCTCCCTAGGGATATAACCGAACCCCCTTAGAACGATCTAGTGACAGGCCCACATCTCGTAAAGGAGATGTTAGTCCATTGTTGCCACAAGAATCCCTAAGTGGGGTATGAAGGTTATCTTCCGAAGAGTTACAATCAATTAACTCTATAGATAATTATATCATATTTTGGAGACAAAGTCAACCCCTAAATCGACGAAATCGTAAGAAAAGTACAAAATAATACAAAAAAGATATAAATTTTATATCGGAGGATATATTTCTGGTGTGTTTCTACGGAAAGGTCGAATATTTTCCCAAAGTATATAAAAATTTTTACACAGAGCTGAATTGGAGTACCCGGCCCTAATAGAGGGGGGTACGGGGGGTCATCCCAAATCCCCTCCTGTGACATTCTTGCCACTAGAGAACATTCAGGGAACAATGCCCTAGCTTCCGGTCAGGACGAAGAGAAGACGAGTAGAACATAAAGAGAACATGAGGCGAACCACAGTGACTCTTCAATGCTTTGACCTACACGACGACGCTAAGACCTAGCCCTAGTCATGTGCTAGACGCTGGCACGAGGAATTACCGTCGTGTCCTGGCAAGTACCCTATAGAGCTTGCCGCGTCCTATGGCTCCCCTGATGACCTGTGACAGTCCGGTTGAGTCTTAGTGAAGCCCTCAACCTTAGGAGTATCTTGTTGTCCCGCCTAGTGAACCCTAGGCTCGGCTCCGGTCAAACCGGACGGATTGCATCCCCGGGACAACGCTATGACAGTCTCACACCTTCCCCCTTGTGTCAACACCGAATGTCCTTTTAAGATACGACATAATGGAATACCTGGTATGTAATAAGATCATAGCTATCCGAAAGATTCCGCTTGACATTCCCTAGGAGCCTGCTATTCTCCTGATATTGCTTCACCTTGGAGCAATCCGGTTATTCCGGCTCTTCCGGTCTTAGCCCGAATTGTGCAGGAGGCCCTAATGAACTACCGAGGCTTTATCATCCGATGTGATGCTCAAATGCCGGGCACCTTCTTACTCACGTATAAGGGCCGCCCTTGCGGACGCCAATGGTCCCTACAGGCCGCCAAAGGGCTCGTCGATCACATGCTCAGCTAGTAGGGGATTGAAGTGGCACAAAGAATCACGAAAGCCTACCTCGAGGCTCAACTGGGAATCCTCTCGAAGCTCCTAGGCTGGGACTGCACGTCCGATATATGGACAGACGGTAAAGCCTGTGTCGGTCGGGTGTTTATAGAGTCCGGATCGAGGATCAACGGTCGATGGTGGCACATTACTATGATAAACAACGATACCGGAGGAGAGGCTAGGATCGCCTCCGAAGAAACTGCGAGGCACATGTCAATCCTTATCGACGGCATGATTAAAAGTGCCGCTGAAATGAACGCGAACATAAAAGGGGAATCACATGCGGGAGTCTGAGAATCCTTTCCACGGGCCGAAACTAACCATGGCTGATTATGCCGGCGATCTTGTCGCTGTAGGTGTCGTCTTTGTTACGATCGCAGTCCTGGCCTTTGTCGCCCCGCACTATATGTTTTGGAGATAGGAGGATCAAAGTGATAACGGTCTATTTTAACCACGACATGCATATTGACTGCCCTACGGTCGTCGTGGCCCGTATCGTATGGGACTTGTTAGTCCAAAAATTTGAAATGCAATCCGAGAGGCCATAACGCTTTCGCTTTGCCGATTCGAAAGGACCGGCTTTGCCAAGGTGTTAGGCCATACTTTCGTGGTCGCTTGACCTTGCTTAGGAGGATAAAATGCTACACTGTAGCCTAGCCGGATGGTTTATTTTCTATCTCCTATTTATGAGGTAGAGATGGATCACTGCGAAGACCTCAGGGGATTCTGCCGCGCGATGGTAGAAGCCGGATATATGCCTTTAGACGAGTACCTACGGCGATATGGTGAAGACGTTCTGTCGCCTGCGCCTCTCACATTTGAGCGCCGTCACGGCATTAAGAGGCGCCTCGTCCAACTCCGTCTAGTTCCTCGGTTCGTCCCGCCTAAACATACGATAGGTGGCACCTATGACATTTAACCTTCGTCGAGATCGCCGACTCCGCCAAGACTCCATCCCCGTCAGAGAGCTTGATAGGGTTGACGCCCTCGACCGCGAATCTTCGGTCCCGATGGCGTCTTGCTCTAACTGGCTAGTCAAAGGCTTCAAAGGAGGCGAGCGAGGAGGGACTAAGGGCTCGGGTAAAAAGGTCGGCGACGGGGTCGAAGCTAGGAACGCCTCTAGGAGTGGCTACCGTGACCGTGAGGAGCAATTCGCGGTCCTTAAGGCCAATGTCCTAGACCTTCGGCGGAAGCTCGCCAGAGATCCCCAGAACGCCGTTTTGATCCAGTTAAACAAGCGGCAGACGGCTACGCTCCAATGGCTTGCCGAATTGATCGCCTCGAAAGACAATCTCATACGGGCCACGGTATCCCGCGACAAAACGGAAACACGTTCCGACCAGTTACAGCCTATCAAACGCCTCGAAAGGATTTAAGATGGCAGACCTTAAATATCCACCTTGCGCTTGCACGTTTGTTTCGATCGGCAAGCCTCTAAAGACAAATGGGTGTAAAATCCACGGCGATCTCCCCTTTCTTTGTTCGGAGTGTTCCTGTTCCGAGTATCGGCCTTCGAGGGCACCATTCGACCGCTCGCCCTGGCCTTTGTGTTCATGCGGCCATACCGCCCAGGATCACACGGCATAACCAAACCTTTTAGACCCTGCCTTAATTATGCCATATTAGGGTGATTTAAGGCAGTCCTAAGCGGTCACGGTGTAAACCGGAAGATGCTTTTAAGACTGGGCCTAGGCAGATACCTAGGGAATGTGATCTAGGCTACGTGCCAGTGTTCTGTTTGTCTATGTGTGGTAAGGATATAGTCCTAGGAATATAGTCCTAATAGGATTTACCTAGAACGTACCCCGGAAACCAGGGCGTGCCCGAAAGGTCCGCTTAGTAACTTCCGCCACATGAGTCCGATAGCTTTCTGGATAGCTCGGTCTCGCAAGAGGCCACCGCGCAAGTTGACACCTTGTGCAGCCACGCCCCTAGATCAATCGGGTTATTCCCGCCTGCCAGTAGGATTCGTCCCGCTGGCGGACAGAGTAAGTTAGGCTCTGTCAGCGCAATCTTTGTCCTTTGCGTGTTTCACGGCGTCTAAGTCGCAAGATGATAGTCGCTTGTTTAACGTGCATTTAATTGGGGGGATAGGGTGAGGGCAATAATCCTACATGCTACATTTGACCTTTCGGGGTCGCTGGCGTAGCATTAAACCGTTAGCGTCCCAAGACCCAGGGGCGGACTTGTCAGGAGTAGGTCCGGGTTCAGCGTCCTAGTCTTCTAACGGTTTAATCCTATGCCAGATAAAAATAGTTTGGTTTAGGGAAAATAGGGCTTGACACATCCGGTTAAGTCCTTATATTCGTATCACCTTCAAGTGGCATAGCGTTTAGGGCATTTTTAGTGTCTTAGACCCTATGCCAAGGCTTAGGGGCGGTTCAATCCTGATCCGTCGTTTCGCTAAAAGTAAGGTTACGCAAATGTCTGTTTTCAAAGATATCAAGATTCTCGACAGGTCACTCGTGACTTTCGGGCGTACCTACAAAGAAAATCGGGAGCTTGCTCACGATCTTGCCGTTTCGGTGATGTATCACACTGCGGCGCACCGTCAGCTCTCCCCTAAGGATCGGTCAGACAAGCTTCACCGCTTTTACGACATTCTGAAAAAGGCCGATCAAGACGCTTTCCGCCAATGGGCTTCGGCGCTTGTCACTTGGAAGATCCAAGAGAACGGCAAGGAAGTGACGAAGCGTTGGCTCTCAGGCTCGCGTGACGAAGCCGGACTCTTTGCCTTCAAGATCATCGAAGGGACAAAGGTTCAATCGGATCAATTCGCGGCAGATATCGACCGTATTGATTCTCTGCCGAGTTTCTTCGATCATGAACCCTCAAGCCGGCCTCCGGGATTTTTTGGAGATACAGAGCTTCTAAAGGCTCTGAAAAATCTTTTAAAGAAAGCCTCGGACGGGCGGAAAGAAAATCGAATCTCTGACACGGTTTTCAACATCGTCGAGATCGCCGAGCTGCAAATCGAGAAGAGCCTGCAATCGACCGGAAGGCCTCTAGGCGAGAGTCAACCGGCTTCAATCGTTCCTCCGGCGGACCTTTCGAAAGCTCAAGAATCTCAAGCCAAGACTGCCCGTCACGGTGGCAAGGCTCTTGAGGCGAAAGAGGAAAAGGTTGCGGCTTAGTTTCATGAATTAGGTGCTACACGAGCAAGCTCTTGTGAAGATCGCCGCCTAATTAACTCCCCCCGGTTTTCTCTAGGGTTCCTGAGTCGGAGCTTTAGAGGAAACCGGGGCTTTTCTGCGTCCAGATTTCGAGACTTTGAAAGGGGCCTCTTGGCCCTTTGTCTTTTCCGACTGGTGGCCACATAGGTGGCCCATAAATCCAATCTTCGAAGGTATGAGAGGGTCCTGTGGTCATAACGGTTTACGTCACTGAAACAGATATCGAGAGCGGCCGGAAGTATACTCTCACGTCTTGTCCTATTGCGTTCGCCCTGTCTCGAATCACTAGAAAAAGGATTAGTGTCGGGGCGCGACGTTTTCGTGAAGTGGGGATGAGTACCGACTATCCCCTACCTGCCTCGGCAGTTAGTTTTATTGCTGCGTTTGATCTTGGGAAAGAGATTCATCCGTTTTCCTTTAAGGTTAATATCTAGGTGGCCCCATAGGTGGCCCCATGGCTTGGTAACGAAGATTTTCATGCCGCACATAGAAGCAATCTTCTCCGTAAAGACCCCGGATGGTACTCTAAGTTCTCGTGGTCTGAATCCACGGATCTGCCTTATCTTTGGCCGGTTTAATCGGGGGATCACGATAAGACTCTATTAGCTAAGTTCCACCTAGGATTTAACAGGAGGGGAAGATGGCACTATCCGTTGCGTCGACGGCCAACGACTACATGCAGGAATTATTCAAGACTCCGGCGAGGGCTATGGTCTTGTTTTTAGACGTGTCCAAAGATCTCCCGTGGAAAGACCGATTGCGTCTTCAAGTTCAGGTCAACACGGTGTCTAAGTGTCTCTCGTGTATCCCTGCCGACGATCTTGTTCCGGCCATAAAATGGCTTCGGGCAATGTCCGGCCAGAATGCCTAAGGAGGTTTGAATGTTGTCGGATAATGATTTGGTTTGCGCCGTCTTCGCTGTTCTAGTCATCCCTTTGTGCATTCTAATTGGATACGTAGCCTACCTAGATCACCGCCATTTAAGGTGAACCTAAAGGAGAATCTAATGCAAGTCTCGGATCTTAAAGTCGGCGACAAGTTCACTTTTGAGTATACCGTGAAGTGCTGCCACGACGCCGGAGTCCGTTGCGAGGCCTCGAATGGGGATATCCTCCGATTTAGCAAATATGAAAGAATCCATTCCCGGACGTATCGGGCCTCGATTCCGATAAAAGTCGGGGATATCGTAAGAAGCGCTCATCTTTGTCAGAGTCAGCGGTACGAGGTTCTCGGAATTAACGGGACACTTGTCTGGATACGCGATCTTAACACCTCCCAGTATCATACGGACCATCTAGTGGACTTTACGCTTGACAACTCTTGAAAAGTATGATACCCTATTTATACCTTCCAAGGGGTATACCTAGGTTCCCATACCTTGGATTCTAACAGGGGGTAATTGCAAATGTATAAAGATGCTATCGTAGCTGTTTGTCTAGGACTATTTGCAGGCTTGATGACTTACGCCATAATCTCTATTCTCGTGCATTAAATAGGGGATTGAAATGCTACACAAGTTTTACGTGGGGTCCCGCGAGACGGGCATTGCATGTATGCAGATCTACGGGGATTCGAAGAAAGAGGCTATCCAACGTCTAATCAAAATGACAGGCGGGGAGATCCCCTTTGTCTACTTCAATTCAGTTAATGGGGTTGACGTGGTTTCCGATGTACTCCACGAGGAATCTTCGGTAACAGCCCTAGAGCCGACTCCTCACGCCTATATCTGTCAACAAGCGATGAGGCAGGAACGGAACTCTCTAAAAGAGATTCTTTAGGAGCCTCAAATGAACCTTCAGGAATACCTTAAGGCAGACCGGCAATGGCCTAGATATCTGAGGATATCCCACGCCCGGCATAAGCTTAAGATCTCTGAGACCGTCGAGGACAAGATTTTCTGGAATGCCGTCCTTTTGGCAAATTACAGACATTAACAGTTTGGTGCGGCCTCGTCGGGAGGGGCGTGGTTCGAGTCCACGGGAAGCTTGGAGGGTTGGCGGTTCGATTCCGTCACTGTAGGGATGGTCCCATAGAGGTTCGATTCCTCTCCCGCACCAATTTATTATAGGAGCCCTTGTGGGCTCTTTTCTTTTTATAGGAAAATAAATGGAAGCAGACGTTACCGGGGAGGCAGTCTCGTCTGCCTTAAAGTTCCTCGAACAGGATTCAAAGAAAAGTGGAGCACTAAACCGGTGGTCTTTTGTTCATCCCAGTGGAAAAAGATTTGATCGTTCCGGGCCGTGTTTTTGGGAACTTAGACCTGAAGCAAACAATCGTGAGGTGTCGCCCCCTACCGGATGTCTCACTGTGACCTATTCGGGGGGACACGGCGCGTATTCAAACGGAGTTAAGTACGAATATGGCGACGACTCCAAAGATTTTGTTGAGTTTCTTGTCGGTCCTGAGAGTCCGTGGAGATCTTCATTAGTTCCGTTTCTGGTTTTTAAAGATCCTAAGAAGATCTTTGACGATCGCGGGTTTATCTTCGGAAATCTCTCCGAGATTAACTTCCTCGTCTTAAAGAACTTCTTGATTGCGACACGGATGTGCATGGAGTTCCCGAATAAGTTCCAGGTGATGAAGACTTTGATCTCTAAAGGAGTCTCAAGATTTGACTCTTATATTACGGCTCAGAGCTTCTCGACAGTAGGCGGGACATTTAACGTGTCATATCAATCTGGACACGAACCCTTCTCGTCCCACGAGATGGCACTCCTTATCGATCGACTTCGATCAGGAGAGGTTAACGGGACACACAAATCTTTTTATGGTGGCAAGGAGATTAAGACTGTTTCGTGTTTTCTGTCATTTTCGTCGCCGTTTTATTCCGAGATCCCTCGGCAGATAAAATCGATCTATGACGTGTCCTCGCCTTCTCTAGAGGTTCTTCTTAAATACGCCAAGTCCCTTAGTGATAATGTCCCGGAAGTTTCCGGAACACCAGAGCCACGAAAGAAGCGAATGCCTGTCTGTATCAATCGAGGGCCCTTCGAGGCTAAAGAGGAGATTGACTTTTGAAGAACAGTGTTTACGTCGTCGATGGAGATTATCTTATCGAGAAGATGTTTCGGAAACGTGGGTACTTCCTTACAGACACCCCTGACGGGGCGGAAATCCTAGTTTTTACTGGAGGTCATGACGTGACTCCTAGTTATTACGGAATGGGCCGTCATCCGACTACGTCTAACTCTGAGGCCAGAGATTCAAGGGAGAAGACGTTCTTTCTCGAATCAGAGGGAAAACTTCGTGTCGGAATCTGCCGGGGATCTCAGTTCCTTTGTGTAATGAACGGCGGAACGCTGTATCAAGACGTTGATGGCCACTGTAACGGCCCACATAATCTGATTTATACAGACGACACCGGGAAAGACTCCGTCATCACGGTCACGAGTACACATCACCAGATGATGCGACCAAGCTATGCTGCCGATCCTAACGGTGGCTACAACTACCGTCTTTGGGGTTTTGCTGCTGAAAGTTCGTATCGCAATTTTGAACCCCGAGACCACCAAAAACCGACTCAATCCGAGGAAGGTCCTGACTCGGAGATCGTATTTTTCCCCGAGACTCGTTCGTTATGCTTTCAGGGCCATCCTGAGTATGACCTTAAATCCTGTGAAGACCTTTTCTTCTCCTGTCTTAATCGCGCCCTTTCGTATTAATCAAAGGATTTCTGAATGTGTGGACTTACAGCAGCATACGCGTCTGATCTTCGTTTGAATGAGCTTGGAGTTCTTAGGACTCTTCTCCAATTGTCTGATTTCCGGGGCGGCTACGGGGCAGGTGAAGTTTCGGTTAACAAGAAAGGCGAGATTCATTTCATTAAAGATCATTTCTCTGCCTATGATCTTGTGAATACAAAGTCATTCAACGACCGAATGAAAGAAGATATCTCCCTCGTCATAGGTCATTCTAGATACCCTACAAAAGGCAAGGAGAATCGGACTAACGCCCATCCCCACAGTACCGCAAAAGTCATCGGGGTCCATAACGGGACGATGCAGGCCGTGATGGAGAAGCCTGTGACGTCTACCGAGAGCGATTCAAAGACTCTCTTCGAGGCTGTATCTAATTTTGGCATCGAGGAGGTTATCTCAAAATCTCCTGGGGCCTATGCGTTAATGTGGGTCGATAAAGAAGCCAAAGAATTCAGGATTCTCAGAAACCACGAGAGACCACTTTTCTTCGCCAAGATTAAACCGTTTGTGAGTTCAAAAGACAATGAATTCCGAAGTCTCTTTCTCTCGTCTGAGAAACGTATGCTTCAATTCGCTCTTGACCGACACGGCCTTCTCAACGAAGCGGTTCTAGGAGAGGTTATCACGAACAAGATGATTTGCTTTCCTCTGTGTCCCGAACCAGGGTTTCTACCCGAACCTACGGCAGTAATTATCCCAGAGTGTAGAAGGCACTACTATTCGAAGTCGTCAGAATGGTATAAAGATCGTGAATGGGATTCAACGACGCATTCGTTTATAGAACACAACGAAAATCGAATGACGTGGCGAGACGGTCAATTCTATGACGTAACTCCGGCCGGTGTCGAGATTCCTTGGTCGAAGCAGAAGACTGCTGCTAGTCCAGTTACTGGCGCGGGGAAGAACGTCGTCCTATTCGGTTCTAAGGCGGATACGGCAATTCCGACCCCTCTTGAGAAGGAGATTCTTAGAAAGCAAAAGCTTCAATTTCCCGACGATGCAAAAGTCTCTCTTCCAGACATTGGAGTCGAGACAGATTTCTCAGACGAGTCGATTCTCCTTAAAGAGACTTCTAAGGGAAATTGGGTGGCGTTGAGGGTATACCAAGAATACCTCGAATCAGGATGCTCGTGGTGTTCTAAACCGTTGTCTCTCCACGAGGCGAGGAATAAGAAAACAGCTCCGCACTTCTTCAGTAAGGCTGAATTTTTGTGCTCAGACTGCCAGAAATCCGAGGATGCTTCGTACCTAGTCGGACTTGATTATACAAAGGCCCTTCAATGATTCTAACGATCGGTGCAGACCCTGAGGTTTTTGTTCGTCTCGAGGATAAATTCATATCCGGGCATACATTTCCGTGCGGCTCAAAAGAATTTCCAAGGAAATTGGATTCAGGATCGGTTCAAGTCGATGGCCTTGCTTTAGAGTTCAACGTTCTTCCCTCAGAGACTCGTGGAGAATTCGTAGACAATACGATTAAAATCTATCGAGACTTAAACAGTCTCGTGAAGTCTATTAATCCCCGAGCATCGCTAGAGGCAATTCCTACGGTTGTCTTTGGTGAAGAGTACCTGAAATCTCTCCCTAAGGAGGTTTCTCGCCTCGGGTGTAATCCAGATTTTAATGCGTATACGATGTCAGAGAATCCAGTTCCTGACTCTGAGCAACCGTTTCGGACAGGAGCTGGGCATGTCCATATCGGATTTACAAAAGATGCCGATCCGAGTTCGATGGAGCATTTACAGGTATGCTCTGAATTAACGAAAGAACTCGATTACTTTCTAGGTCTTCCGTCTCTTGCATGGGATTCTGATGAAAAACGAAGATCCTTGTATGGAAAGCCAGGAGCTTTCAGACCAAAATCTTACGGAATGGAATACCGCGTCTTGTCTAACGCGTGGCTTCGGTCCAGATCTACAATGGAAATTGTTTACGATCAAACGGTCAGATGTGTCGCTAGAAAGTTTTCTTCGAAGAAGAAGCCTCTTTATGAGAAGTACGGAGACCTAGCGAAGACTCTGATAAATGAAAATCAGGTCTCGTGGATGAAGGGATACCAAAAAGTTTCTAACGATGTTTTTAATTAATTAAGGTCTCAAAATGGCGATAAAGAAACTTCGGCCCCGAGTAGATTGGGACCCTTTTAGACCGGCCCCACAGCCGGCCGGAAATCCAAACTTTCAAGCTCCCATAGGCGGTTGGATTCAGCAGGTTCCTGTTCCTCTTGACGATCCTAACCCGTTCGGGATAGAAGATGTCCAACGGCAACTAAATGCTTATGTGGATAGAGTTTTTGAATACCCGGCAATTCATCCCCAGGCTCATTTTCAGATCCACGAAGACGAAGATCTAGAAAATCCAGGTGATCCTGGTCCATGCCCTGAATTTCTTATCCGTCCTGAGGGGTTGTCTCTAGACGAGACGATGGTTCTTAGTGCGTGGAAGAAGGACAGACAGAGGTATCTAGTTGATCTCTCGAAACAACCTGAGCCCCTTCGTGACGACTACCACCGAGAAGAGAACTGGAAACGGGTCTATAACGACTGGCTTCTAGCGGGGGGTCAAGTCCGTCCGCCTCAAAGGATCTCTGATCCGGGTATGATTAAGAGACTAAAAGCCCGTGGGGAAGCAACTCCAAGATTCTCTTTACCGTATACCCCCGAGGAAATGAGACTTCGTCTCCGTGGGACTATCGTAACGATTGACGACCGACCGTGTTATGTCTCAGAGGCTGGAGGGAACGTTCGCGACTCTGAACATAATGTTGTCGCTCCGGGATTGTATGTTATGTACTCGGATACAACAGTCTCTTGTCTCGTTCCTCGTCTCCACGTCCTAGACTTTCGGCCGTTTGAGCCAGGGTATATTCAGAGGCATCCAGAGTTTGCTGAATTCTATCTGCGACATCCCGCAAGAATCTATCGTCAAGGAATCCATCCAGAGAACTCTCAGATGCTTGATGCCGTAACAGGGTATTCTAAACCAATACCGTCTCGTTCCGGAGAGATCTGCAAGCTCTTAAAGGCGTTCGAGGATCGAAATGAAACATCGAATCTAACGAAAGAGACTATAGCGAGACTAACGGAGATCTATAAACAGACCTCTGGGACACTCTGCCCGTCTGCCCGATTGTCTAATAAAGTCGCGGCGACGATTAAGGATAAAACCCAGAAGATTCATGTCCTATTTAAAGGGGTATCTTGTTGTGTCTTTGATTCTGAGAGAAATCCTCGATTTGATGAGAACTTCTGCTCGTTGCCGTCGGTTCGAGAAGAACTCTGGTCCGTCGGGATTAAATAATTCCTAATAGGAGGTTCGGGTGTTTTCTGACGAGATCAAACTCCAGATGTTTAAACAGCCATGGATTGAAACGGTACAACGTGGGGCTCAAGAGGGAGAACTCAGACCCCTCCACGAGTATGACAAGGATCGTCTCTTCGGTATCGAGATTGAACTAGAAGGATTGGAATTCCCTCAAAGAGTCCCCGGATGGATGGCGCATAACGAGGGGAGTCTCCGGGGCGGTGGAATCGAGTACGTCACAGACGGTCCCGTGACATTCGAAGGAGTCCATAAATACCTGAAGTCTTTGAACTCAAAACTTGTCGCAAACGGGTCGAAAATCCGAGAGACATACAGGGCGAGTACCCATATCCACTATAACGTTCAGAATAGAACGTTAGACCACATTCTGAAATCGATAATCGTCTTTATGTGTTACGAGCCGTTGATCTGCGAACTCTGTGGTCCGGAAAGAAATGGTAATCTTTTCTGCCTTCCGACGTATGACTGTGGAGACATGACGTTATGGCTTCAGGAGTTTTTAAAGAAACTTTCGGGCCCCGCAAAGACTCTTGTACCATTTAGATATCTTCAGAGAGGGAAGTATTCGGCACTTAATACCGACCCGTTGACTAAATTTGGGACGCTTGAATGTCGAGTCTTCCCGAGTACAATTAATGTCGATGCGATCTATTCCTGGTGTTCGTGGCTTCATGAGATTCTGGGGCAGCCTATTGATAGTGTCTCAGACTACGTGAGGTCTCTAGAGGGCTCTGCGTTTAATCCCAGAGGAGAGATCTCTAGGATCTTCAAGGACGCTGAACTCCCCGGACACGCAAGGTCTTTGATCGGATTCGGAACAGAGCAGGCGTGGCCTCTAGCCATGGTATACGAAAGGGCTTTGAAATGATCCTTCATTCATACAATCGGGGGGAGGGTATAAAAGATCTCAGAGCTGCCTTAGAGGCCCGTGGAGAGCACACGGTAGTCCTAGACCGTAAACCGATGCGGAAGCGGCCTATGGTCGTCTGCTGGGGCTCTAAACTTATTGCCTACAACCGGGAAGGATGTTTGTTTCTCAATCCCCCAGAAGTTACGAAGGTTTTCAGCAACAAGTTGTCTTTCTTTCGCCACGTCGAGAAGAAGTTCGAGAACGATCCGTATCCTTGTCCGGAGTGGACAACTGATCCCGAGGTCGCTAAGAACTGGCCGGTGACTGTTGCTCGTCACGTCATAGACGGATCAGGAGGCGAGGGGATCGAGCTTGTTGAAGTCGGTCAGGAGATTCCTAAAGCCCCGTTGTATACGAAGTATCAGAAGAAGACTTCTGAATATCGTGTCCATGTCTTTAAGGTTCAAGGGGCCTTCGAGATTCGACACATTCAGAAAAAGGTCGCCAAGGACAATGGAGAAGAACACAATTTTAAGATTCGAAACCTAGAGAACGGGTTTGTTTTCCAACAGAATAACTTCGAGACCCCAGAGGCCGTGACAAAGTTGTCAACAGAATTTATGAAAGACTACTTTCCGGAGATTGACTTCGTGGCTCTAGACGTGATATACTCTAAGAAAGAGAATCGTGCCTTTGTCCTTGAAGGGAATACTGCACCGGGGCTTCAAGGGAAAACTGTCGAAATCTATGTAGACTATCTCCTAGAGAGAAAGAGGATGCGATGACTCCAGAGGAAGAATCGTCTAAATGGAAAGGCCCCTTTCCGGCCTATTATGCCCAGGATGACCCAGACGAGATGGAACGCTTCTTCTGGATTGGCCCATTTGACCCAGATCTCCAGGAGGATGCAATAATTTATACATTTTCGGACAGGAAGTCTGAATTGATTGAGGCCTTAAAAGACTAGAAATTTTGTTATCAAACAAGAAAGAAGAAAAATGTCTCGCTGCTACATCTGCGATGTGAGTCCTGGAAATCCTAGCATTTATCGAATTTCGAAATCACGTCCTTCGTTGTCTTTTGATTCAAAACGTCTCGCCTGGGTATGCTCTGAGTGCGCAGAACCTGACACTTCTATAAATCTTGCTGATCTTATCCTGTCTGACGAAGACTTCCTAGAGCCTAAAGAACCTCCTAAGGAGCCTGATAATGGAAATACGGGTAGGTGACCACGTCTCCGATTCTAGATCCTCTTTTCATGGCAAGGTTATTCGGAATGGCCGAAAATTTACGACCTTTCTTGCCGGGGGTTATGGGATTGTCCGGATTAAGACAAGAGACTTAGATCGAAATGCTCCTAAAGGCTCGGCAACCGTGCCCATGCGGCCAGTCAAGTGATGCCTGGCATTTATATGACGACGGTGGGTACTGCTTTTCATGTTCAAATATAAATCTACCTAAGAATTTTAAGTCTTCACAAGAAAGATCTGTTTTGGAACAAGAGTTCGTTGAGGCTACATACGACTTTCTAGGTTTCCGGGGCATTACTGAAGAAACCTTTAGGAAATATAACGTACTGACTAAGATCATCGAAGGTCGGGCACAGTCTCTGTTCTTCCAATACGAGAAAAACCGAGGCAAGGTCCGGTCTGTTCAACGTAAAGACTTTCATTGGATAGGAGACAAAAGTGACAAACTCTTCGGCCAAGACGTCTTCCCTCCCGCTAGTTCGAACGAAATCACCATCACCGAAGGTGAACTTGACGCTGCGACAATATTCCAAGTTATCGGACGCCCAGCGGTCTCTATCCACGGCGCTGCTACAGCTCTCCGAGATTGCCGCCAACAGCGAGAGTACCTGGCATCTTTTAAGAAAATTATCCTCGCTTTCGACGGAGATAAAGCGGGTAAAGCAGCAGCTCAGGCGGTTGTAAGCTCCGGGCTTTTCGATTTCGATCGACTGTACTGGATCAATTTCCAGGAAGTCCTAAAGGATGCTAATGCCTTCTTAGAGACCGGGAAATCTGATGAACTCAAGAGGATGTGGTGGAACGCCACGAAGTTCATGCCTGACGGCGTGATTTCTAGCTTCCATCAGTTTGATACAGCTATTGATGACAATCTTTTCCAGGAACCTATCGGGACTTGGCCCTGGCCTAAACTTCAGGAGATGACTCACGGTCTTCGTCCCGGAGAGATCACCCTTATAACGGCACTTGAAGGTTGTGGAAAATCTGAAATTGTTCGTGCCTGCGAATACCATCTTTTGAAGAATCACGATGTCAACCTCGGAGTAATTCACCTAGAAGAGCAGAAAGCGAGATCTCTTAAAGGTCTCGCTGGTCTCCAGCTACAAGTCCCCGCGCATTTTCCTGGGAGGGTCTCAAACGAGGAGATTAAGAAGGCTCTACATGACCTCGTTAAACGTGATGATCGGCTCCATGTCTACTCTCAATTTGGATCAGACGACCCTGATGTTATTCTAGATACCATGAGGTTCCTCGTAGCGGCTTGTGGATGTCAGGTTCTTGCTCTAGACCACATAACGATGCTAGTCACCGGCAAGGACGAGACAGACGAACGGAGGTATCTAGACTACCTTTCAACGAAGATGGGGCGGATGGTTAACGACCTAAAGTTCCATCTGATTCTTGTATCCCACGTTAATGACGAAGGAAAGACCAGGGGCTCTCGAAATATCTCTAAGGTGTGCTCTACAAGGGTAGACCTTATGAGGGATATCGTGGCTGAAGACGAGGTTACTCGAAATACTACCTCGCTGGTAGTTTCCAAGAATCGCTTTGGATCGGTTACGGGGCCTGCTGGACGGCTTCTCTTCGATCGTGAGACCTTCACCCTCTCAGAACTGCCATTCCTTTCAGAGGAGCCTCTAAAGGGCTCTGGGGGGCATTCTAAGATTATCGATGCAAAGGAGTTACCGGTATGAAATACATGATCGTTCAGACGGTGAGTCTCAAAGGTCTTGAATTCCAGGTTAACCAATACATCAAATTAGGTTGGATTCCCGAGGGGGGCATCCTCCATATCCCGAGTAGAATAGACAGTACGACATACTGCCAAGTCATGGTGAAGAAATGAAAACAGCCTACCTATGGATATTTTCAGATTTTATGACCCATCGACGACCTCCTCGATTTGAGATCGTAGCGGATCTTGTCTTCTCTTCTGTGGAGAAGTTTCAAGAACTCGCTAAAGATAGTTCTCTCCCCGAGAGTGTTGTTAATCTGGTATTAACAGAAGAATTTGATCCTTCGTTTGTAGGGGTGTGCTCTCAGCTTGTCCCCATCCAGGTTCCAGACAGTTTTGATCGGTGGGATTTTATTCCCGATAAATACTAGGAGACTCATTATGACACTGAAAGTAAAAGACCTTAGCGAAGGTGATACCTGTTCCATTAAGCTAACAGTTCAATCTATCGTCGCAGCAGGGGTATACTGTACAAACTCCGTGTTTCTCTACGGGGATGTCGAAATCGAGAAAATCTATCCCCGACCTCTGAAGGTGGGTGACATCGTTAACAATGGTGGAATTGTCAAATACATCCTCCTATGTATTGACGGGGACCAGGCCTTTATTCGAAGGCTCAGTGCCTATCCGAATCATTATATGGTCGAGGTACGAAACTTAACGCTTGACAATCCTTCGAATTCATGATACCCTATCTTTACCTTCCCAAGGGTTCACCTATAATCTAGGAGCAAATAATGCCTAAGGTTTCGGATCTCCGTCCGGGAGACAAGTTTCTAGTCGAATTCATATGCTCTTCTTATCTTGAGGCTCCTAAGATGGGCTGCGTAGCCTTGCTAAGTACAGGTCACGGGGGAAGCTACACCTTCCACGAGGTGAGTTGTGAGGTCCACAGTATTCTTCCCAAACCAATATCTGTCGGAGATACTGTGTTGGCAGGTCGTACGACTGAACCGTATAAGGTTCTTGCTATAGATGGCGCAAATTCGTGGCTAAAGCACTGTGCTAGTGGGGTGAATTATGCGTCTCCGGTATCGATTCTCAAGAGGATTTTATAATGGATTTGTTTGATACGATTAAGAAGGGCGACAAGATCGTCTTTGAGCTTACGGCGGAAGAAGATTCAAGCCTCGGGTGGGTCACGGTATCCTCTCCGAAGAGTGCCACCAGCCTTTACAAGGATGGGTGGATAGGGAACAGTATCGTAAAGGTTATCCCGAGGTCGATAGCTGTAGGAGATATTGTTACTTCTAGCTGGCCGTATACTGAGGAGTATGAGGTTCTTATGATTGACGCCGATCTAGCGTGGGTTAAGGTACGTCAAGGTAGAGATCACTATACGATTGATACCTTTTATCTTACGAGGGTTCCATGAAAGTCCTTGTCACAGGTTCTTCTAAGGCGTTCAAGAGCGAGACAATCTACAAGGCTCTTAACACTCTCCACAAAGACCAAGGAATCCACCTAGTCTTTATCACGAATGACAACGGGTATGCCTATCTGGCTTCTGTCTGGGCGTCGGACAACAAGGTTCCTACGAGGCTGTTCCTTCCTGTCCGCTCAGAGGATTGTCGAAAGGTTAACCAAAGGATGATCGATGCAAAGCCGGACCTTGTCCTAGCCTTTCCGGGAGAGATTCCGACGATTGATCTCGTCACCCGTGCGACGAAGACAAAGATTCCTGTTATCGAGATCGAGGGTTAGATGGCAAATTGGGTCGGAGACATCTTCGCAGGAGTTTTAGGATTCTCTCTCGTAGCTCTTGTTGTAACTTTGGTCGGAGTTTTGATTTACTCGGTGATTCTTGAGGCCAAGTCTTGGTAAGATAACAAAAGAAGAAAATGCGAATAATTCTCGATTGTGAGGCGAACGGATTAAACCCTGACCGTATCTGGTGTGTCGTCGCTAAGGATTACGACACCAAAGAAGTCTTTCACTTTGATCGATGCTGGGAAGATTATGAACCTCTTAGACAGTTTATTCTTAGGAACCGCGATTCTACTTTTATTGGCCATTATTTTCTTGGGTATGATCGCCGCGTACTCAATTCTCTCATATCTCATGGGGTAGAAGTTGTTAAACCTAGTCAAGTCATTGATACTCTGGTTCTTAGCCGTATGTTTGATTTTTCCATTGCTGGTGGGCATGGTCTTGCTGCTTGGGGTGAGAGGTTTGGTATTGCTAAGCCAGAGATTGCACAGTGGGATCGATACGATCCTGGAATGCTTCATCGATGCGATCGAGACGTTGCTATCAATGAGAAGCTCTTTGAGAAATACGAGAAATATGTAGACTCGGAGCGATGGAAACTGCCGCTTAAGATAGAGATGTCTGCGGCCAACTTCTGCAACGACCTACATCAGAATGGATTTCCTTTCGATAAACCTGCGGCGGAGACTCTAGTCTCCAGGTGGGAGGAAGAACGTGACGAGATCAATCGAGGATTCGCCGAAGACTTCAAAACGAGATTTCGGGCCATTAAAGTTATCCGTCCGGTACTTACCAAAGCTGGAACGATACATCGTGGTGATTTCAGGTGGTATGACGGAGATCTCGGGATATTTTCCGTTGGATGCCCGTTTACCCTTATTGAGTCTGTTGAATTCAATCCTGGGTCGAAGCAGCAAGTTATTGACAGGCTCTGGGATGCAGGATGGCATCCTTATAACAGAACAGCAGGTCATGCCGATTATCTGCGGACTCGGAAGAATCTCAGGACTGTAGAGAGGACCGAGTATTTTAATCGTTACGGGTGGAAGATAGACGAGCAGAATCTAGCGACTCTCCCTCCTGAAGCCCCGAAGTCAGCCAAGAAACTCGTTCGATGGCTCGGATTGACCGGTCTGATCTCTCAGCTTAAGAACCACCTTTCGCTGTATAACCAGGAGACTGGGAGTGTCCGTGGGGAGTTTAATTCGATTGGGGCGTGGAGTCAACGTGTTGCTCACTCTGGGCCTAATATGGCCAACCTTTCTAAGTTACGTGAAGTCAGATCTCTTTGGAAGGCCCACAAAGACCATGTTCTTGTTGGTTGTGACGCCGCTGGTATTCAGTTTCGTGTCCTGGCTCACCTTGTAAATGACCCCGATTTCATTCAGGCGACATGTTATGGAGTAAAAGAGGATGGAACAGATATTCATAGCGTCGTTTGGAAGAAAACGTCCCCTGCATGTCCTAGTCGCGATGACGCAAAGAACTTCAATTATGCCTACGTTCTTGGTGTTAGACCCCCCAAAGTATCTCAAATGTGGAAATGCACAGTTCCGGAGGCGATTGAAGCGATCGGGATGTTCCAGAACTCTTATCCTGGGCTGGCTGAACTTCAGAATGTACGTATTCCTTCTGAAGCCGAACGGGGATATTTTGAGGGCCTTGACGGCCGTTTTGTAAAACAGTCAGAAGCAAGACTCGTCCTTGCAGGGCACCTCCAGAACGGGGAGAAGGTCATAATGTCGTTGGCCAGGATGCTCGCCGAGGACAAGATGAAACAAAAGGGTCTAGAATACGTCTACGTCAACTGGGTCCACGACGAGTTCCAGATCTCGTGCCCTCTTGAGCAGGCAGAAGAGATCGGAATGATTCACAAGATAGCAATTCAAGACGCGGGAAAGATTCTTCGTTTGAACGCCCCGATGGACGGAGAGTTTAAAGTAGGTAGAAGTTGGGACGAAACTCATTAGAGGGATAGTGATGTTTACCTCCCACAATTCCTATAAAGATTATAGATTCAGTGACTTTATTTGCCATTCGTTCCTCTTCGAGAATCGAGAAAGAGCCCTTCATAGAAATGAATCTACTGTGTCAGGAACCTTTTCGGTCTCTCAGATAGAGGCCCTCATTAGGGAATTCTGTAATCGAGAGGAAATTTCCTATTCGCTTCAGGCTGTGAACGGATTGGATTATGTTGTTAAGTTCACATCTGGTGGGGACACAACAGCTTTCCTCCAAATGGGTTTCGACCCTACTGGGAGAGCTAAGAGTTTTTTAGGGGCAGTCAAGACTAAGATAACATTTGTCATCTACGGAAAAGAGAGTTTCATTACGGATTTCTGTTCTTGGGTAGAGAAAAATCTTGAGCAGGAGTCGTTCTCCTCGGTAAAATGGTTCTATACAGACAACTTCGGGAAGATTAATTCCACATACCTCTCGGTGGATTCTCCCGGAAAGATCTATGATGAATTTTATCCCTTTCTTGAAGGCGGCGTTTCTCATTTTCTAGAGAAGTTTCTTGCTTCGAATGAGTCGATTCTTATTCTGCTCGGACCACCAGGAACTGGTAAGACATCCCTGATTAGGAAGATGATCTCCGATTATAAGAAAGAGTCTGCTATAACCTACGAGGACTCGACCCTAGAAAAAGATTGTCTATTCATAGAATTTATGACATCGGACACATTAGAACTCTTAATTCTAGAGGACAGCGATATCCTCCTACAGAAACGAAAAGAGGGTAATAGGACGATGAATAAACTTCTGAATGTTTCAGAAGGTTTGATTAAAAATCGACGGAAGAAGTTAATCTTTACCTCGAATGAAACCGATATCGATCGAATAGACGAAGCTTTGATTCGACCCGGGCGATGCTTCGGAACAGTCTTGTTCCGTGAACTCTCTTACCCGGAGATTTGCCTAGCTGCTAAGGCAGCCGGCGTTGATCCCCCCTCCGAAGATCGATCGTATCCTCTCGGAGAACTCTTTAATCGGACCACGTCACCGAAGTTTAGTTCTAGAGTTGGATTTCTTTGATGCTACCCCTGTTTCTTCTACTCCTTGTATCCCATTTTGTCGCGGACTTCGTATGCCAGACTCATTGGCAGGCAACAAATAAGAGTAAAAATAATGCGGCATTGCTAGAACATGTCGCAACCTATACTGTCGTGATGGCACTTACGAGTTGGTTCATTTCCCCCCTTTTCCCCCGTCTAGGAGAGAGCCGGGACCTTCTTGCGACGTGCCTCCTATTCTCTTTCGGAAATGGTGCCCTTCACTTCGGGACAGACTACGTGACCTCAAGGATCAGCTCAAAGCTTTACGCCAAGAAAGACTTCCATAACTTCTTTGTAGTAATCGGATTCGACCAGTTAATCCATCAGGTTACTTTGGCGGGTACTATGTACCTTGCATTTTATAGATAGGAGATCACCCTGAAAGCCCCTCCCATGACCCCTCCCGATCTCGACCCCGTGCAGTTGGAATCGCTGGCGAAGGTGGCCGAGCGCCTTGAAGCCCATAATCAACTGCCCGTTCCAATGACCTACGCATTCGATCAATCCTATTTCAGCGCGCATATGTCGCCAGCGCTATTTATCGCCCTCCTAGCCAGATGCAAAGCGGTGGAGGTTGAAGTCGAGCGCTATCGCGATGAAATTGAGAATCACACTTCCGATCTCGCCCTTGCGATCTGCATCGCAAATTATTACGATCTTGCGCGCGAGGTTGGTGCTGATCCGAAGATGGCACCGTTTGATGGCATCTTAGAGAAGTTTCGCCAGCTAATCGCCGAACGCGACGCAGCTACTGCCCTGGTCATCGACGCCGTGCTTGTGGAGGTCAGGAAGAAAGAGCCACTAGAGGATTGGGCGGTAAAGCGCCCTCGCACCGCCGCAGAAATCGAAGCCGCGATAGAGAAGCTTAGGAGGAGCGAGTGACACGCAAAGCCGAAACGATCGAGTCTATGACGCGCGCCCATTGTTGCCCTGACGGCTGCATGTACCCTGGCTGTAACCATGCGCGCACCGCGCTGGGCAAAGCGCGCATGTCAGCCGCCCTCTCCGTCGTCCGAGCGATCGTGTTCGAGGAAGTAGATCAAGTCGCGGCGCATTACTGCACACAAGAGGCGATCGAGTTCGCCAACCAGTTCAAAGCCGCGCTGATCGAGCGTTTGGGAAAAGGAGAACCACATGAAAAGCGTTGAATTTTGCTATTGGCTGCAAGGCATGTTCGAACTCGCGAACCCTAAAACGCTGGATGAAAATCAAACAGAACTAATTCGCCGACATCTTGCGATGGCGTTTCAGCATGACATCGATAAAAAAGTATCGCCGGAGGATAGCCAAATATTGAACAACTTGCACCACGGCAACCCGCCGAATATGCCGGTTATGCGGTGCTGATCGAGCGTTTGGGAGGTGGGAAGTGATGTTTGATCCAGACATAGGAATGGGCTGCTGTATCGGATGCGTCGGGTGTGGTTTGGGTATTTCTCTTATTGCAGATTGGAGTGCGGTATTCGTATGTGCTTTTATGTTTTGCGTTTATGGCATTGCAACTTTTATTAGCGTGTTGGTGCGGCGATATCGAATCGTCCGCCGCACCCCCGAACCCGAGGAACGATCATGAGCTTTGACACAATCGCAATTCTTAAGGACAACGAATTGCTTCGCGCCGAAATCACCCGCCTCACCGAAGCGCTTGAGAAGGCAATGAAGAAGATAGAGAAGATGCGGGAGACCAGCTTTGTTGCTCAGGTGACAATCGAACAGATGCGTCCTTACTTCACACACTGGGACAGTCAAGTGCGAGGGCACGGTCCCCAGTCGTCGATATGGCATACCAGCGACACGCCAGTAACCTACAAACATCATGAAGCCGTGCTCGCCGCCCTCGTGTCTCCCGCCGAGAAGGATTCACAATGACAAGAGCAGTTATCTTCGACATTGACGGGACACTTAGTAATCCCGAACATCGGCTTCATTTCGTCAGAGGTCCTAAGAAGGACTGGGACTCATTCTTCGCGGGGCTTTCCGACGATCCTCCGGCAAAGAATATTCTGGATCTTTGTCAGGAACTTTCCTTTGGAAGCAAGATCCTAGTGGCCACAGGACGACCTGAGAAGTATCGATGTGCTACTAAGCGATGGTTAGATTCCTTTGGAGTCTACCTCGATCAACTTTATATACGGCCTGACGATGATACCCGTCCGGACCACATCGTAAAGTCCCAGATCCTCGATGGTATTTATGCGGATGGCTATGAGCCTTGGCTTGTTATCGATGATCGTCAGTCTGTTGTCGAGATGTGGAGGGATCGTGGACTGACGTGTCTACAATGCCGTTCTGACGTTCCAGGAAAGGTTCGTCCTGGGTATACTCCATCATACGCAATGAATAGAATCGAGGAAGAGGTATGAGTTACAAGAGAGTTAAAATCAAAGTCTGTGACTGGGTTCGCCCGCAGTCTAAACAATATAATGCCGAAGAGTTCATGCAGAAGATTAAAGAGGCTTATTCCTACATCCAAGAAGCAGACGATTCCGGGAGTGTCGATCATTGCGCCTCCCAATTTCAGGACTACTTCATTGAGACAGAGTACATTTCTACAGAAGATGGGGGTATTTAGTGGCAGAGATCTACTTTGTGTCTGATACTCATTTTTGCCACGGAAATCTGATTCATTTCGAAGGGGGCCGTCCAGAGTTCTCCTGTGCCGACGAGATGAATGAGACGATGATCTCTAGGTGGAACTCAGTCATCCGGGAGCAGGACAAAGTTTACCATCTCGGAGACGTCACGTTCCGTTATGACGGTAAGTTTAAGGAGATCATGTCTCGATTGAAAGGCCATAAGAGACTTATCGTAGGCAACCACGACCACATAAAGAATCCTGCCCTACAGATTCATTTTGAGAAGATCGATCTCTGGACGGGAGGAAAATTTAAACACCTCGGCTTTATTGGGAGTCATGTACCGATCCACCCCGGTCACTTTGGTAAATGGCCTCTAAACGTCCATGGGCATACCCACAGAAGGTTTGTTATGGAAACTCTAGGTGAACTGGATAATTATGGAGAGATTCCCGATCCTCGATACATGAATATCTGCGTCGAGCAGACCGATTATACCCCGATTCACGTCGATGTGATTATTGAAAGGGTTAAAGAACTCTGATAAAAGGCTTGACATTCTTTCTAGATATGGTATTATATATTTAAGGTAGTGATTCCTACCTTCGATTTCAATAAGGAAGAAAATTAGTATGGCCGGAACAATTCGCTACGTGTTTTACGGTAAGGCTAAGTGGCTCAAGTATGACAAGCCCGATCCGAAGTATAACAAGTACGGTCTAGACCTTTACCTTGACGACCAGAGTCTCCGACTCTTTAAGAAATCAGGTCTTCAACTCCAACTTCGAGACTCCGAAGACGGAATTTATGTGAAGTTCTCGCGGGCAGCCCAGAAGATCATCAAGCAGGGGCTCGTTGAGCAGGGGTCTCCGGAGGTTGTGTTTACTGGTGGAGAGAAGCCTGGGACGTTGATCGGCAACGGTTCAGAAGTCGCCGTGACCGTCTCTGTCTACGACACCGTGAAAGGCAAGGGACATACCTGGGAGTCTGTAGAGGTTCTGAACCTTGTCCCGTATGAAGGTGGAACGATTGACGCCCACGAAGAGATTCCTGACGAGCCTGTGAAGGACGCTAAGGGTTCTTCTAAGGCGGCGCTGTCCGATACTCTACCATTTTAATGGCACGACACGAACAGAGTGTCGGTCGATCCGACGAATGGTTCACTCCAGAGTATGTGTTTGACGCCTTGGAGAGTTGGTTCGATCTTGATGTAGCGAGCCCAGGGAAGGCAATAACGCCGTGGATTCCTGCTGCTCGGTGTTTAACTAAAGAGGATAATGGACTAACAGCCGAATGGGGGGATAACTTCGTTTGGATGAATCCTCCGTTTGGGGAAAGAAACGGGTTAATCCCGTGGCTCGAAAAGTTCTTTAACCATCAAAACGGGATTGCTCTTGTTCCAGACCGAACATCGACACCGTGGTGGCAAGAGTATGTTTCTAAGGCTGATCTAGTCCTCTTCGTTTCTCCGAAAATAAAGTTCATTGATGTCTTTGGAAGAATCGGGAGATCTCCGGCACAGGGGACATGCCTGTTATCCTTAGGACGGACAGGTAGTAATGCCCTTCAGCGGGCGTATCAAAAGGGTCTCGGAGTTCTCTTTTCTCCAGAGAAGGTTTGGGGATATTATGATAATTGACACCCTTGTCCAAGACATCTATAACCTCTTCAAGGAGCCCCAGGATGTTTCAGATGCTGGCGCGGCCGATCTCGGTTCTAGGCTTGCTAGTTGTGTCTCTGCTAGACTGTCTGAGCATCGTGGCTCTGATCGTCTTCGGCTTAGTAACTTTGGAGTTCCTTGTGACAGGCAACTTTGGCTGAAGATTAATGAGCCTTCCTGCGTTGAGCCCCTGAAGCCAGAGACTCTGATAATGTTTCTCATCGGAGACGTCATCGAACTGATAACGCTCTTCCTTGCGAAACAGGCAGGACATACAGTCGAGGGTCAACAAGACGAGCTTGATCTAGAAGGGATTCTCGGACATCGAGACGCCGTGATTGACGGGAGACTCACTGACGTTAAGTCAGCCTCCCCGTTCTCGTTTGAGAAGTTTGAAAAGCACGGACTTCTAGGTAATGATCCGTTTGGGTACACGGCCCAGTTAGGGGGGTATCTTGCAGCGTCTCAGGACGATCCGCTGGTTCAGGACAAGACCGAAGGGTCTTTCCTCGTGGTTAACAAGGTTACAGGTGAGCTCTGTCTAGACACGTATACATACCATCCGGATTTCTCACCTAACCGAGAGTTGGCTAGAGACGCCCAGGAGATGCTCAAAGGTCCTATGCCTGAGAGAGCATTCTCTGACAAAGACTTCGGGAAGAGTGGTAACAGATGTCTCGGGACTGAGTGCAAATATTGCTCAGTAAAGTTTAGGTGTTTCTCCGGTCTCCGGGAGTTCGAGTACTCGAATGGTTCCGTTTATTTAACGAAAGTTGTGGATCTCCCTAAGGTTCCTGAAGTAGTCCAAGAATGACACCACAAGAGAAACGGCGTGATTCTTATCTTAAGAGAATGTATGGAATCACGCTAAAGGACTTCAACCGGATCTTAAAGGATCAGAAAGGTTGCTGCCCGGTATGCCTCAGGAAGTTCAGAGACCTCCCAGGGACCCCCCATGTCGATCATAATCACCTGACGGGGGAGATTCGCGGCCTACTCTGCGCATATGACAACCATAGAGTCGTTGGTAGACACAGAGATCCTGAACTCCTCCGGCGTGTGGCAGATTATGTAGAAGGTCCTCATACGGGGTTCTTTGCCCCTAAGAAGAAGAGAAATGGGAAAACGAAGCGACTTCCAAAGAAAACCTCGTGATTTCTATCCGACTCCATTTGAAGCAGTTCTTCCACTCCGGCCACACCTACCAAGACATTCTTTATTTATTGAACCTTGTGCGGGTGACGGACGACTCGTAGATCACCTGCAAATACTAGATCAGATCTGCTGTGACGCCTATGATATTGAACCTCAGTCAGAAGCTGTTAGAAAGGCAGATGTCTTAGTAGAGTCTGTACGTCGTCGGATGACGTATATAACTAATCCTCCGTGGGATCGAAAGATTCTCCACCCCTTGATCGAGCGTCTTTTGGACGGAGGGGCTCACTCTTGGCTTCTGTTCGATGCCGATTGGATGCACACGAAGCAGGCGTCTAGGTACATGCCATGGTGCTCTAAGATCGTCTCAGTCGGCAGGGTTAAATGGATACCTGATTCTAAGATGACAGGAAAAGACAACTGCTGTTGGTACGAGTTTTCACCCCAACTGTACGAATCAGAAAAATTTGATAAGGGGCCGTCTACTGTCTTTTATCCAAGAGCATAATTAAGAAAGAAAACTGATGCTATTCCTATTCCTATTTTTCCTGAATTTAGGCTGCTCTATTTTGAATGTTGTGGCGCCCGGTGCAGATGCCCTTAATTATTGGGCTTCTGGGTTCGGTGCGATGTCTGCGATAAATCTTCTGGTTAATTACCTCGGTAATCTTGAATGAGCCAGACTCATCTAGTGATTCCTGATATTCACGCCCACCCCTCGTATAGTAACGAGAGGGCTGACTGGCTATCTAAACTGATTATAGATGTATCCCCCGATGTTGTAATCCAGATTGGGGACGCCGCCGATATGGAATCGTTATGCTCCTACGACAAGGGCAAGAGGGCCTTCCATGGCAGGAGCTACAAGAAGGACATCGATGCCCACCTAGAGTTTCAGGAGAGGTTGTGGGGACCTGTTCGAAGACGGAAGAAGAAACTCCCGAGGACGGTCTTTCTAGAAGGGAACCACGAACATCGTATCGAGAAGGCGTTGGATCTCTCTCCTGAACTCCAGGGGACAATCGGGCTAAAGGACCTTGATCTCGACAGGTACTACGACGAAGTTATCAGATACAAGGGCCAAACACCGGGACAGGTCTGTATCGACGGAGTCACGTATGCACACTACTTCGTTTCAGGTATTATGGGTCGAGCCCTTTCAGGGAAGCACCCGGCATACAGCCTAGTATCTGTCGGCGGAACTTCATGCACCGCAGGACACTCCCACTTAGCGGATTTTCATATCCATTCCGGTGTGAACGGAAAGAAGACTATGGGATTGGTCTGTGGCGTCTATCAGGATTATGACTCCGAGTGGGCAGGTGTCGTGAATAACCTGTGGTGGCGTGGAGTCGTCATCAAGAGGAATGTCGAAAACGGGGTGTACGACGTTCAATTCGTAAGTCTTGATTCATTGAATCGTGAATATGGAAATTAAAAAATGTTCCCATTGCAAGATTTTTCACCCTATCGATGAATTTAAATTTCGACCTAAACGTACTCACCGATTTACTCAATGCTACTCTTGTCAGAAGAAACTTAATGCAGAGAGATACCGTAAATTCAAACAGAGTGACCCCTTCCATCATCGGTGTGTTTACATAGCATCTGCGGCAAGAAGAGAAAAACTTCCATTTGATTTAACCCGAGAGTATTTAAAAAGTATTTGGACAGGAGAATGTGCCATCTCGGGGGTATCAATAGCTTTACATGGATGTCGAAACACAGATAATCACTCAGAATTAGATCGAATTATCCCTGGACTTGGGTATGTAAAGGGAAATGTTGTGTGGTTAAGTCGTCGTTTCAATAGAATAAAGGGCGGAGCTTCTCTCGAAGAACTCGAACAGGTTGTTTCTTTCTTAAAAGAGAGATTGAAAAAGGAATATGCTTAAAGTGGAAGAAGAACAAGAAAATACCGTTGAAAAAGAGCCAGACTTTCTTATCGAGATGCACGTCCAAAATCTAACAGAAGCCTTAGAGGATTACTTCGTCAAGCACGATTTCTTCTTTCAGGGGGATCATTTTGAAAGGATCTTCCTACCGTTTGACATGACTATGGTCTCTCCCGAGATGACGTTTCTCGTCACCGGTAATGTAATCCCCTCAGAGGATCGCCCGAAGATTGATCCAAAGAAATTGAATTGACCAGGCAAATGATGATGTATTCCGACAGAGACCGAGTTACTAAGATCGAGGAGTTTCTAGAAGACGTTTCTTTTGAAGACTTTTTGTTTGACAACGATCTGACGATCGCCGAAGCTGTCTTCTTACTGTGGCAGCGTGGACACGTAGAATTCCCAGATTGGAGTTCCCTAAATGAAGCAGGAGGGCCAGAAGAGGAATCCAATTGCTAAGGCTTTAAGGGACCCAAAGTTTAGACCTAAAGTGATTCCTAACAAAAGGAAAGTTCCTTATGTACGTAAAGATCGCGATCTTAGCGACTGCTCTGATTGTAACGATGAGTCTAATTTCCTGTGCCGTCCTTCCTACCTCAAACCAACTCGGATTTAATTAATCTAAGGAGATACTATGAACGCTCTAAATAAGACTATCGTTGCTCTTTCCATGATTGTGACTCCGGCTTTTGCAGCCGACAAGGTTACTCTTAATCTCAGCCCTAACGAAATCCTTCAGATCCAAAACGGTTTGACGGCTCTCGACGGATATCATAAGGTCATCAAGAACAATCTAGGACAAGACACAGACGTCCTGGTTCCTTACGATCTTGCTCCTAGTGCCCGTCTCACGATTGCCCACGATGAAGTAGTAATCCAGGAATCATTTTCAGAACTGAGGAAGGCGGCCCAGGGACTGTCTCCAGAGGAAGCTGCGAAGCTCGCGAATACCCCACAACCGATTGACCTTGTCACGATCCAGGTCTCAGACCTAAAGATTGATACGAATCCTTTGGCCCCGACGACACTCGCCATCCTTGCCCCTGTGTGCCCGTCATGTGCTGGAGTGACTGAATCCGCTCCGGTGAAAGGAAAGTAATGTTTAAGATTCTTAAGATCTGCACAGTTCTAGCCTTCGTAACTCCTGCATTGGCTAGTGGACGCTCAGTCCCGAGGCTTACGATCTCATTTGATCGAGGGGGGAGTGTCTTTGAGTACATCCAGAAGTACAACGGATATCGTGAAGGAGGGGTTTATATTCGGGTGACTGATATCTGTCTCTCTGCGTGTACGCCGATAACAGGGCTAGTCCAGAACGATCACGTCTGTGTCTCAGACCAGGCTTTGTTTGGGTTTCACTCGGCCTTTACGGATTCTGGTCTAGGAGACGAGACGTTCTCGAAGGTCGGCACAGATCTCGCCTGGCATATCTTTCCTAAGAAAATCCAGGACCTAATCCGCCTCCAAGGATGGGATGGAGTGTCTGAGCATCCTGATCTTGTCTACTTCAAGGGTACGGATATCTACGATCGGTGTCCTGAGAACTGAGGGGATTTTAATGGAAATTGACGTCGAAACGTTAAACCGTCTGGGATTTACGACGTATCATACTGGGTCGCGGGAGATTTGTAATCCCCCTTCACTCGACACTGATGACGATTATCTAGTCTTTGCAAGTGGAGATTATTTTGCAATTCTTCCGAGGCTTCTAGAACTCTCTGGATGGGACCGAGGTGGAATAGAGTATAATAGAATCCCGGAGTTCTGGTCGTGGCGGAAAGGCCCTGTAAACCTTATCGTGACGGGAAACTCTGGGTTCTACGATAAATTCGTTCTAGCCACCCGTGTCGCCAAGGAAATGAACCTTCTCATGAAGGTCGATCGGATTCATCTGTTCGAGGCCATTCTTTACCAGACAGGTCCGTTGTATTCTCCTGATGTAGACTATAGGACCTACGTGAAAGAACCTGATTTCGGATTTGGAATTGCCCTATGAAATGTCCTGAATGTGGAAGTAGTAATATACGGAACGCTACCTGTATGGATTGTGGGTTCTGGGTTGGATGGGGAAAGATACTTCAGTATGCAATCAATCTATGTAATAGGGTCTCTTCGTAATCCAGAGATCCCCAAGATCGGAAATCTCCTTCGTTCGATTGGGCTCGACGTATTCGACGACTGGTACTCAGCGGGCGAGAGGGCAGACGATCACTGGAAGGAATATGAACAATCAAGGGGAAGAACCTTTAAGGAAGCCCTAGATGGTTACGCATGTTGTCACGTTTTTGCTTTTGACGAGTTTCATCTCAACAGGGTTGATGCTGCTCTCCTGGTTCTTCCCGCAGGTAAATCAGGGCATCTTGAACTTGGCTACGCCATTGGTCGTGGCAAACGTGGCTTTATTTACACTGAGCCAAATAGTGATCCTAATGGGAATGTAAATCCCGATTCCCTCCGTTGGGATTGTATGTATAGATTCGCTGAACAGGTCTTCTTTTCGAAGGAAGAAACACTGGAGTTCTTTAAGAATGATTCGAGAGTTTGACACAGGGGCCACCAGAGACGGTGAGGTCGGAAAGATCGACTACGAAGGCCATTTGTCCCCGCTCGTCCTGAAGGCTTACGGGGAGTATATGAACAGATGCCGAACGATGAAGGACGGGTCTCTTCGTGATTCTGACAACTGGCAGAAAGGAATGCCTCTCTCCGTTTACATGAAGTCGTTGTTTAGGCATTTCCTGGATCTTTGGCACCAGCATAGGTCTGTCCTCCCGAACAAACAGAAACAGATTGAAGACTGTTGCGGTATTCTGTTTAACACTCAAGGGTATCTGTTTGAGCTCCTAAGGGATTCAGCATGAGTACCGGACATTTAATATTCCTCTACATAGTTTTTTGTATTACGTGGTTTTCTCTGTGGGAGTTTTTATTTTGGCACAATCTCAAAAAGGAGAATTTTAGGACTAACTGGCTGTGTTCTAACGATACACTCTGTATCGGATTCGCACCAATCGTTCTAGGAGTTCTTGTAGTTTTTTGGTTTGTACTGGGATTAATACCGTGATCTTTCTAATCGGTGACTACGTTGTCGTAACCGCCAAAGACTATAAGTACAAAGGTTGGCTTGTTGCGAAGTTCCAGAAACGATCTGGAGTCGATCGGGTCGTTGTCGAGGACTCAGAGGGTCGGTTGTTTATCCACAACAAAGATCAGTTATCGTATCCTAATAAGGCTTCTTAGGAGGTTTAAATGACTCGTAATGTATACTGGATCTCAACTGAAGCGGACATCCGAGATCTTAAGGGATTAGTCCTTACGGGTGTCCGACAGGAAGAAGGTGAAGACGGGGATAGAATTGTTTTTGAAACTCCGGATTCAAAGTTCGGTATGTCGCACTGGCAGGATTGCTGTGAAAATGTCGATATCGAAGACATCATAGGAGACTTAAACGATTTGGTTGGGAATCCTATCTTAGAAGCTGAAGAAGTCTCATCGGGGGATGATCCCCCAAGGGGAAATCCTGACAGTTATACTTGGACATTCTATAAGATCGGAACAATTCATGGGTCCGTAACAATTCGTTGGTACGGAGAGTCTAATGGGTGGTACTCGGAGCGTGTTTCTTTTTACAAGTATAAATAATCAGAGGGTTTAAATGAAAATCCATTGGCTTTCAGAACCAGAAGATCACGATCTCCCTGCTGCCGAGGACTACCTTTCTTTGGTCCTCTACCCAGAGGATGTTGCTACGGTAGTCTCCGAGTTCGAGGACTTTACCGCTGAGCCCCGTGAGTTCAAAGCACGAGACATCCTGAGGGCCTCTGGGTTGCCTTTCTTAGGTCGGGGGGATCGACACGTCACCAAAGACTTTGATAAGATCTCTCGTGGGATTGAGTTATCGCCCCTGCTTCTCGTCCTCGCCCACGATCGGTTGCATATCGCTGACGGGTATCATCGGTTGTGTGCCGTTTACTCTGTCGACGAAGACGCAGAGATTCCTTGTAAGATCGTTTATTTGTGAGTCTAGATGATTAAAGACGTCTTTATGCTTATCGAGGAGTCTCCGGGTCTGGAAGAACTCCTAGAGATCTTTGTGAATCGTGAACTCGCTGTCTCCTGGGCAAAGGCATTGACCAAACAATACCCGGACAAGAACTTCTCGTTACGTCAACGCGGGGTTCAGATGCTTCTTCCACCGATCTGCGTTGAAGACAAAGAAAAAGGCTCCGAGGAAAATCCTGGAGCCTGATTCAGTTAATCCTATGAGTGACTATTAAATCTTTGGGTCTTTAGGTCTACGCCAGCTCCCGAGGAATTCTCGGACATCCTTCCGGTCCTTCCAGAGACGAGTCACGTACCAGAAGATCAGAACAGACGTTAAAATTATCGACAGCGCCGTCGAAAGGATACTCGCGAACGACCCTATGACGGTCCCTGCTGATACGACAGCCACTATATGGTCTCCTATTTGGTCTCCAAGATGGACGGGGCTGTCGCTCATCTCCGCCTCCGGTTACTTCGACGGTGTGGAGGAAGCCGCAGCCGCAGCCGCGGAAGCAGCAGAAGCCTGAGCCTGTTTGACTGCGACGTATCCCTGGACGACTGCCTGGGCATCGGTTTTTCCGGAGTTACTCGCGGCAGCAAAGGCGTTTAAGGCGGTTACAGCGACATTAGCAGCCGTTATTGCTAGGGCAACGTCAGGATTACTCGCGACACCGACGGCTTCGACAATGGCGACTGCACCTTGGAGGTTTGAGACAATTGCCGGGGTCTCCGAAGCGACCCACTTCAAGGCCTTGTCGATATCCGAGGCAACGAGTTCCTCACCTTTCTTGACGGCAACGACGAGGGCGATAACTTCGGTTTCAGTTTCCGAGAAGAAGTTCTCAATAGCAGACAAAAAGCTCATTTTAGTTCCTTTACTGGATTGACGCAAGAAGATTTTCTAGCGTTGATAGATTTCCGGGGTTAGTTACAAGGACGTTCGCGACATTTAGAATTCGTGAAGCAGCCTCAATCGTCGCTTTAAGATCTGCTGAAGGCATCTTTTTAATATCTAGAGTTCCAGTTTTTGACTTCTGATACATCCCGTAGAGTCTTTTTGCGTCGTCAAAGAGTTGCCCAGAGTTCTCAGTTTTAGATGCGGCGATAGCAAGATCAAGTGCTGCGAAGACATCAATCATTTGGACTCCAACGGTCCCGAGATAGCAGGTGTCGGAGAACTCTCCGGGACAACCTTGACGCCATTCTTAGCTTTGTTAACAGCCTCGATTTGCTTTGAAGGTGAGTGCTCCCTTGCTTTATACCAGGTCAAGATTGCAGCTCCTCCCCCCAAGACAAAAGTTACAAGATCATTAGCAATTACTGATTGGTCCTCTGAAGGAATTAATCCCCGATTAGCCGCCCAGACAGCAGCAGAGGTAAATGATGCGAGAAGAACTGAGGTTAGAAGACTTTTTAGTTGAGGGTCCATTTGATTTCCTTTCAGTTTAAGTTCCCCACGGGCCAGATAGACAGTAGACATTCACCCCTGCGTAGGAGACCCATGCTATTGCGTTTCCGTCTGGATCGAGGTTAACCGGTACGATTGATTCAGGGTTTGCGTGGAGCACTTGTCCGACAGAGAGTTCTGTTCTCCCCCGAGGATTTGTAACCTTCAGGGCAATTCCAGACCCGTCCTCTCCGAGGATATCGACGTTAATTGCGTCTCCGAGACCGCAACACGACATCCCACCTCTTGAGTGCTGTGTCCCAAGCCAGTCTCGTTCGTATTGTGGGGCGTCTGACCAGGCTCCAGACTTAACCTCCTGGGCGTGTGCAGGTTCCCATCTCAGGGCCCATACGAGACAACAGAAGAGGATTATGAGTCCAGACATCCATGTAAAATACTTTAGAGTCATTGCGAAGCCATTTTAAGTGAAACCTGTAGAATTGAGTTCTCTCGATTAAACCATCCCTTCCCAAAGATTCGGAAGATCTTTAGAGACCTCCAGAAGCCTCTGCGAAGAGCGTCAAGAGCTTTGATCCTCGGAATCGGTTCTAGACCGGCTGTCCTTAGAGCCCAGAGGTGTTCTCGACCATCCCCGGAATTAACCGCGATATCGAATAGGATCATATCGACACCTTTTGGAAGAGAGTCCCCACCGATTGGATTCCAATACAACTTCCGGTAGATCTCGAGAAGTTGGACCCTAGAGATATTTCGAAGTTCAGCTTGACTCGCGGGACGCCCCAGGAATTGGCCGAAGACTTGAAGAGTCACCCCTGACATCGTCGCTCCTCCGGGGTCTCTCGGATTATTGGACCAACCTCCTTCGAACTTTAGCGTTTCCGAGAGGCAGTTTGTAAAGTTATCAACGGCCATCTTCTACTCCTCATTAACACGACGTGACTACACCGTTGGTAACGACAATCGTTACACCACATGTCTTGCTCACCGACGACGCGACAAAGGCCGGGTTCCCGAGCACCCCGCCAGGACCGCTCGACGTTATCGCGGACCCCGCCCCGATCGAAGTTCCCGATGCCGTTATGTCAGCCATGCTAACGTTAGCGATGCTAAAGCGAAGGTTTGTCTGAGCGTTAACAAACGTGTTTCCGCCGTCGCCGTATACCGCGAAGTTGGTGCCGGTCAGCGCAGCAAATGCGAGAGTCGAACCAGTTCCCAGGTTTAGATTGCCGGTATCGAACCACGTCGTTCCGTCACCATATAGTGACACGCGCAAAGAGCCCGCATCATTGAACGCATCGATCGCGTAATCGTGCGGGAGCATTATCGCATCGTAAAGATTCGTCGTTGAGTTTAGACGAAGCCCCCCAACAGCGAAGTTCAATCCCGCCTTCCACTGCGATCCATGAACAGTGACTGTCTGCGTTCCCGATTGCGTTCCAGTCGTCACGATCGGCGGCGAGTCCCATTTCGCACTCTGCACTCCGAATTGCGATCCTGAGAGTGAGATGGCTGAACCACCGGATGTTGCTGAGACTTTGAACGTCGAGCCGCTGGAACTAACGACGAAATAACCCGTCCCCGCGGTTACACCTGTCGGCAAAAAACCATGCGTCGAAAGGACGACGCTGTCACCATTGGCCGGCGCGCTGCCGCCTGAGACGAGCGTGAAAACGCCGGTCCCGATGTTGATGGTAACATTGTCGCCGTTTTGCGTGGTGGCCAACTCGAACGTCTGACCACTCGGATACGCAGAGCCGACGACGTAATATTTTGTAGCCGCTGAAAGGCCAGTCGGCAACGCGCCACTCGTCGATAAAATGACCGACTGCCCGTTGACCGGCGCAACGGTAGCGGCGGTCGTGAGAACTCCAGGTGACGCGACGGTGATCGTCACCGTGTTGGCGATGTCGGGTTGCCCGAGAACGGTGAGCGCTGTCGTCGAGTCCGCCGATTGAATTGGCGTTTTCGTCCCGCCTGGAAACGCCCAGACACCCATGCAGACAGTCCCCGATCCCGCTCCAAAATAGTTGACGGGGTCAGGTATGCGGGAATCCGTCAGAGACGGCGTCGTGCTCTGGCAGTCGGTTTCCAGGGCTGTCGTAAAAACGTCGTTCCACGCCGCGCGACCTTCAAGATATCCCCCATATGCTGAGGGAAGGATTGCCCCGCCAGCAGTCCAATCGTTTTCGCCGAGACCATAAAACCCTGCGGTTTGCTCGGCCGCTCCGGCCGCAAGCAACGAGGGCGGAATTGCCGCGCTATCGGTGTATGCAAGGTATCCCTGGAAGCCCGAGATATTGGCCGAGGCATTCGAGCAAAATCCGCACCCTCCAATCGCGTCAGTTAGAGCGAGCACATTAGAAATTGTTTGTTGCTGCGTGTTCGTATTGCCGGAATTTGGCTGGAATGTGTCTACCGTTACGCCGCTCGATGTGCCGGAGCTAACGAGCAGAGGGTCTGCCGTCGCGACCACACCGCTGCCAAGATTTGCATAAATTTGATTTGTCGATAGGCCACCAAGGCCCGCGACCCCAAGCGATCCATTGGCGACATGGGAAAGGTTGCTAACGGTGGGGCTTAGAAGCGTACCGCCGAGATCGCCGCTGACCGTTGCGCCGACGCCGACAAGCCCACCACTACCGTTCAGTGTATTGCCGAGGGCGGTTTCGACGTTAGTACCGAGGCCGGTGATGCCAGAGAGCGGTGCGGCGATCGTATTTGTCCCAGCCGCCGTCACGAGCCCTTTCGCGTTGACCGTGAAGTTCGGAATCGCCGAAGTCGATCCAAAAGAACCGACGTTAGAATTGACGGTAGCGAATGTCAGAGCAACTGACCCTGGACCCGAAGCCGTCGCATCACCAGTCAGAGCCGTAATATAACTTCCAGCAGCCTGCTTTCCGTTAAAAGTGTTCCAGTCAGTCGAGGAGAGATACCCAGACTGTGACGTCCCCGACTGTTTGACTTGAAGGGACGTTCCAGTTCCGATGACGGCTCCAGTTCCCCCAGTGATCGTCAAAATAGAAGACGTTGCTTCGGTCAGATCTCCGACTACAGGGGGAGACGCGGTGATCGTGTATGGGCCACCACCCAGAACCATCGGGACAGTATTTAATGTCCATCCTGTATGCACAAGGTCGGCATTAGTGACAAGACCCGTCGCGGTAAACGATCCGGTAACAATCGCCCCAGGGTAAGTTAATCCACTCGAAAAAGTCGTGCCAGATCCGATATTAAAACCAGTCGTTGTCGAACCCACCGAAAGCGCTGAGACACCCGTCAAGCCTAGGGCTGTCGTGACATTAGGAGACAACGTCATAGCGCCCCCGGTAGGGGCTACTGTAAAGACTGTCTGAAAGATATTAGCGTTATCGAAGACTCCGACATTCCACGGAGAGACAGTCTTCACCGAGCCCCACTGGATTGCCGTAGGAACCTGGGCAGAGACCAATGAAGGTGCCGCCAGGAAGAGGAATCCAACGAGACTCTTCAGGAAATTCTTCATTCGATCCTCAAAACTTTATGATGTAATTAACAGCAGCAGTTGGCTGGACATTCGAGTGAGACCCCCCACCAGCGTTATCTGTTATCGCCGCGTGCCCTGTCCCGATGGAAATACTGGCGTATCCAGTAGCCGTTGAAATTGAAGTAGCAATTCCGACGTCGAATCCTCCAGCGAGTACGACAGAACTCCCGGTTGTAAGAAAAGCGGTGGCTCCGCCACCTGCTCCGTGGTTATGGCCAGAATCTGATGCAGTGTGGGTATGCCCAGAGTCCGTATATGCCAGCGTAGGAACTTCTGCGGCCGTTAACGTTACTGCCTGGATTCCTCCGGTAGTTCCTAAAGAATACCCGGTTAGAACTCCAGCAGGAGTTCCCCCCATATCGTCGGCACCAGCGAGGACTCGACCCCGAAGATCGGGAAGAGTGAAGTTACCGCCTGAGGCAGGTCCCCACGTCGTTCCGATGGCGGAGTATAAGGCTGCATACGTCGTGGTTGAGACACTCTGACCGTAACACAGAAGGTATCCTGTAGGAACAGTGGCGCCACCAAAGGGTTCAAGAGTCCCAGCGGGGGAAGAGCCAAACTCGTCATAGTAAGCCGTAGAGGCGGTCAAAAGGACCGGAACCTGTTGAGACCTAAATGCAAGAACTCCAGTATCCCCAGAACCATTCTTGATTGTGACAGTGAACGCGCCAGTCGTTTGATTCCATATAATCCTTCGTCCACCAATTGTCCCCGGAAAGATCAGATTGACGTTCCCTGTCAGTGTTCCGGTCAGAATAAACATAAAGAAGGCAGATTGGGCGACTGTTAGAGTCACGTCGGTATTCGTCAGAGACACCGTAGATGTCGTTCCGGATGCCTGGTCTATCAAGGCCCAGTCGGCGTTAACAGGTACGTTCCAGTCTCCGGCATAGTCACCAAGTCCAGGCTGTTCGATATGGAGATTCGTTGTAAAAAGGCTAGACATCAGGTCGCTTTCTTCTTCAGAGGCTCTTTAGTCTTCCCGGATTCAAGCCATTCCTTGAATTTATCAGGGGTCATTTCAGTCACACCTTGGATTCTCTTCTGGCCTTTGTCGTCAGAGAATCCATTGATGTATCCACCGATTGCAGCCTCACGGTTCTTAAACCCGAGCATACACTTGTGCTCATCGAATTTATTCGTCTTAAGATCTCTCTGGTCGATCACGAAGACCTTGTTAGACTCGTCATCTGGTCCAAGGTAGCAATCAACATGATCTGAGTCTGCACCAGTTGTTCCCCGAATATACCCGTAATGGTGCGGAATTTTAACCTGCCACTTCTTCCCGTTGTTTCCTACACCAGATCGATAAGAACCCTTTAGGTTCTCGATAGAGACATCTAATCCATGTATTCTGGTGTGGTATTTCTTGTAGTTTCCAACAGCTTTCTGGGCTTCGGTGGGATTTAAGTCTACTTGAACTCTACCGCCCTTCGCAAAGCCATTCTGAGAGCCTGGATTGCCGGGATTTTTCTGCTGGCCTTCTGGCCCTGGAACCTGATTCTGGTTCTGGGAACCTGGAGGATTCGCGTAGCCTACGCCCGGTCCCTGGAGCCCCAAGAGGACACTCTTGAGCGACACCCCTAGAGGTGCCAGAGCATTTGCTAGTCGTCCCGACGTGTGGATCAGTGCGCGTCTTGTCTGGGGGAGGTAAGAATTACTCGCCTTAGCAGCCGCTGTTTCCCACTGTTGGATAGCCCTAGTCGTCGTCGGCATCATCCTCTTGATCTTATTGGCCTGGAGAATTTCATTCATCTTTCCAGCACCCTTTACCGATGCCGCCCCGGCAGCTTCGCGGATAACCTCAGGGAGAAATGTAAAGAAGTGCTGGCCTAAAGCCGCACCGACAAATGAAGCAACATTACCTGTTATTGCGTGAATAACCCGGTTAACGAATGGCGACGTTACCGAAGAGTTGCGTGTTCCTTCCTTAGGAATTAAACTCTTCCTCATATCCCCGTAAGATTGAATCAGACTCTTCTGGGCAGGAGAGTACAGCGTGTTTGACATCTCCTTACCGTCACGGTTCAAGAACTTATCAATATTGTCGTAGACTTTCTTATGGCCCCAAGGAGTTCCGCCGGATTCTCCAGTGAGTCTTGAGAACTGTCCCTGACGGATGGCCGACATCTCAGGAGAATCTGCCCCAAAGATTCCTTGAAGATGCTGGGTAAGATCAACATTATTTGATGCCGGATTAGTTCCCGAAGCTCCGAACATTTTATCTGCGACGTCATTGCCAGTTAAAGGCATTCGATTCTCTGTCCCGAGAATCTGTTGGATAGTCCGGCCTACTGGGTCATTCGTACCCACACCGAAGGTTTGCTGATGGGCCGCATTTGCGGCTCTTGCCGTATTCCAGGCTTGAAGAGATTCGTCTGGACCAGTAAATCCACCGTTGTCTGCAAGATTCGCAAAATGGTTATCAAAGGCATCAACAACAGCAGAAGCAGCCGTGCCATCTGTCGGGGAATTCCTCCAAGCGGTGTTACGGTAAAGACCAAGATTCCTACGAATTTGGTCGAGGGTTGCGAGTGGGACATCTTTGTGGGTAACAGTAGATTCTGTACCTTCAGGAGACCCTTCTGGTGGTGGGGTTATCTCTGGTTGTAGCTCAGGGACCTCCCGAAGATACCCTAAAGCTGCATTAGTTCCTGGGGTAAGGCCACCTGGAGCCGGATCGTAGACTACACCGGGTTGATTTTTGATTACAGATCGGACTGAACTGGCAACCGTCGGGTTGTTCTTACCGTCAAAGTCTTCTGTATTGAATGCGCCAGGAGCAGCCCTTGCAGCGGTATACTTCGCATCGATATTATCTTCTGATGCTTTATTAAGAACTTGGAGTCTCTGGGAGGCTAGATTACCCGCCTCATGGGCGAAGTCTATCGTGGGTTCTCCGGTCGGATCAAGAGATCCTTGAACCTGATTTGTAGCAGCAGATACCTGTGCAGCCTTTTGCTCATCAGACGCTAGGGCAGCCTTTCGAGCACCTTCCCCCATATCCCCCTGTCGCGCAGCCTGCTCAGTCTGAAGATCCCCCGTATCTCCTGTAATATCTCCTTTTGTGCGAACGACCCCAAAGTCCCCGACAGGAGACGCTGGGACACCGGGAACCGGGGGGGACTGCGGAACAGGTCCTCTAGGGGGATTACTCGGAGAATACGGACTTCCTGAGGGGGTGTTAAAAGCCCCCTCTGCAACTGCTTTCCGCCCTGGAGCAATCGCTGACATCAGGATGTCCGCCTCGTCTTTACCTTGCTGATAATTCTGGGCGAGTCCTGTGGCGGCGAGAGTATGCCCAGTGACAGATCGATTTATGCCAGTAATAGGTGAGGTAATTGCTCCCGGAATCGACAGGAGACCTTCTCCAGTTCCGAGAGTCTGCTCAGCCTCCTGACCCATACCCCCAAAGAATGAGGGATTACCCGGACCTTTGGCTAATGCGGCATTCGCGGCCTGTCGTTCAGGAGAAATAGGGTTAAGAGATTTAATCCCCTGCCATGCTCCCGAGGCTGCTGAGCCGATCTCCGACGGGATATCCGCAACAGCGGCCCAGGCAGGATTTCTAGTATCTTCTGGAGGAACCGTAGGGGCCGAAGCAGAGACAACGTTCTGGGGCTTCTGGCCCTGGATGTCGCCCCAAAGATCCCCTAGAGCACTAAAGTTAGGGCCAGGACGATACGTCTCTCCAGAGGAGAGTCCAGGTCCTGCTCCGGTTCCAGACGTAGTTGAACCCCCCGTGGCAGGAGACGCAGAGATCCCAAGATCACTGTCTGACATCAACGAGGCATCAGAGGACTGGGCGGGAGCGGGAGAACCGAGTCCAACATCGTCGTCTGAAAGAAGTGTGTCTGCCATTATTGGGGACTTGGAGTTAATTGCCAGCCGGTTCCACGCCACACAGCAGGACCTTTAGGCGTCATATAGGATTGTCCGGTGACGCGTTCAGACGCTGCCGGGACATTCTGACCAGCGTAGGTTGAATTCTTATTCTCCTGTCGAACAAATTGTGACACGGGGTGTTCTTTCATCCAGGGGATTTCAAACGAAGACGTATCATAGGCGTTAGGATTTTGCTTTTTCCAGTCAAAGTAGTCCTGGGTGTGCTTGTCTTCGTAGTCAAGAATTCCAAGACCTTGTGAAAGAATCGCAGCAACGGCGTCAGGTTGGAGATCGGGAGCGGCATTAGCCTTAGAAAGTCCCTGA